GTGTACTCGTCGAGTGTCAGTACCTATGGGGGGGTGGCTCGACGAGTGTACTCGTCGAGTGTCAGTACCTATGGGGGGGTGGCTCGACGAGTGTACTCGTCGAGTGTCAGTACCTATGGGGGGGTGGCTCGACGAGTACTCGTCGAGTGTTTTTTGTTGAGGCGTAGTATCTATGGGGGGGTGGCTCGTCGAGTACTCGTCAACTACTCCTCGAGCCACTCCCCCATTGGAACTACCGCCAGAATTGCTTGGGTAACGTTGCTTGCTCGGGCGGTCTATTTTTTGCAGCATCTCCCAGTTGACAACATGCCAATATTGCTCGCCATCATGACCTGTGTATTCTACTAATAGTCCCTGTGTTACCAACTCGGCAATCCAATTGCCTATTTGTTCGACCCCGTCGGAATCGCGCGGAAAACATGCCGATCGCAATGCATTGAATTTGGCTGGATGGTTACCATAATCATCGCAATGCATCCACATCAGAATGTAAAGCAACCTGGCACCCTTGGAGCAGGCACAAATCTCTTCTCGACAGCAAAAGTCTGGCTTGATCGTTCTGATTCGTGGCATTGTTTTTGTTTCTTTTTGTTCGTCCCCACTGATCGTAGTACATCCATCGTCCCGGGCATGAATCAGTCAGTTAGTCATAATCACAACACCATGACGCGAGCATTGGACGCGCTCATAACAGCAACAGTCGCAGCAGGTCGTCATAATCACAAAGCCATTATGCAGGCATTGCACGCATCTGGTGCTGGTGGAGACGGTCCCGGACCAGGAGATGTCATAATCACAAAGCCATTATGCAGGCATTGCATGTCAAGCAGAGTTGGCAGTTCGAGGATGTCTTCCAGGGTCATAATTACAAAGCCATTATGCAGGCATTGAACGTATAGCGACTGGCAACCACATAGACTGTATGCGCGGGGTCATAATTACAAAGCCATTATGCAGGCATTGAACGGGCGCCTACGCGAGTTGTCCAGTACGCTCTCACGTTGTCATAATCACAAAGCCATTATGCAGGCATTAAACGTTCTGCGTCGTGGGCAGTCGTCATAATCACAAAGCCATTATGCAGGCATTGAACGGCGGCCCAGAGCTGGTATGGCGACGGACGACGACCTGTCATAATCACAAAGCCATTATGCAGGCATTGAACGGACGTGGATCGGACATCCCGTGCTGGCTGTCATAATCACAAAGCCATTATGCAGGCATTGAACGTGCGGGTCGCGTGCTCCGCGTCATAATCACAAAGCCATTATGCAGGCATTGAACGACGAGCGTTGTCTTGCCGACGCTTCCAGCGCCAGCGAGTCATAATCACAAAGCCATTATGCAGGCATTGAACGCACGCACGGGATCGGTCCGCGCGGGGCGGACAGTCCCCAGTCATAATCACAAAGCCATTATGCAGGCATTGAACGGACGCGCAGATCGCGCGCTACGAGATCGCGTTGTCATAATCACAAAGCCATTATGCAGGCATTGAACGTTATGACGTGATGCGTGCTGGCTGCGTGCCAGCCGGTCATAATCACAAAGCCATTATGCAGGCATGGAACTTTGTCTCCCGAGGGCCCGACGATCGCCGTCCACACGTCATAATCACAAAGCCATTATGCAGGCATTGAACGTCGCAGCGCAGGCAGCGCCATCGGCCGGGCTTCAGGCCGTCATAATCACAAAGCCATTATGCAGGCATGGAACCGGCAATCGCAAGTCGGCAGTCTTCGCCGATGCGACGGTCATAATCACAAAGCCATTATGCAGGCATGGAACTAGCGGCTTCGCTGGCAAGCGCGGAGACGAAGCGAGTGGGTCATAATCACAAAGCCATTATGCAGGCATGGAACGCGGCACTCATAAGCTGTTGTCCGGATTCTGGTTGCGCGGCCTTTTGCGAGCGGCGCGAAATCCAGCCTGTCGTTTCGATAGCGGTCGGCTGTTACCATGTGCTTTAACTCGTTGTGTCATAATGCTCGCGAGTGGCGGCTGAGTAGCGTGCACCACCTTGGCTCTCGCAACCATATTGTCCAGTGCGTTGAGATCGATATCTATTTCGCGCCCGCAACCACAGCATGTGACCATACGTGTCACTCCTATATCTTCATTGTTAGCGCCGCACGCATGGCATTGTCGCGTCACGCCAGCCGTGTCTATGTGCAACTCGCAATCCGTACCGAACGCCTCACGCAAGTATCGCTCCAGGGTTGCTACGGCCGCCAACGAACTATTGAACCGCATAGCCGTTGTTTGTTTTTCCTCTTCGCCAATTGCTGGCTTTTTGCGCATTTCAGCCCATTCGCAATCCATAATGCATATATGCCCATAGCGAGCTGCTAGTGTCTTGGCGACGTTGCGATACTCGTTATTACGCCAGCACACACAATTGCGCCGCTGATGTTCTTGCCACGTCCACAGATGTTTGTCTTGTTTTCGCCATGCTTCCAATGGCACATATATTTGTTCGTCGCTAGCAAACCTTTGTTCGCGCCACGCCAATACCAGCGCCGCCATTCTGGCCGGGCTGCGCCACTGTCCGATTGTCGCAGTGCGTTCGCCCAGCCATTCCGGATGCTCATGCGACTTGAGCCATTCGATAAGCATAGTTCGGTGCATGTTGGTATTGTGATCGCGCACGCTCCGTAGTTCATCACAATAGCACAGTCGCGCGATACGTTCTGGTGCTATCATCACTTGTCCTTGTTGGCCATCTGATCCTCGCCACGTGGCGACACGTAGGCTCCCATCCTCCATCACTCGCCATCCCACGTGTACACAACACAGCTCTTCGCATGTGGCGCGAATGCGCGGAGGCTCGTCAATACTTAATCGCACGGTCCATTGTTCTTGTGACGCCACCCGCCGTTTTTCCAGATAGCACCATTTTATTTTGGCGCCTGCTGGTAATGGTCGATGCATCTGGATCGGTATTGTCGCGAATATGGGGGCCCTACCTTCGGAACCGATGCGCATCTCCACGTAGCTCCGAGCACGCTTGCCATGTGCCTTACCTTGCGTCGCCAACGCTTCTTCACATGCTGCCGATATGTGTAATCGCACGCGAGTATCCTGACCTTGCAGCAATTCGTCCACTGGTAAACCATACTGGACCTGGCATGCGATGGTACCAGTACCATTCCACCGACGGTACTGTGGTGGGGCGCCGCGACCAAAATCCTTGCAGCTATCCTCGACAAACAAATAGGTGCCCCAAAATAATCCGCTGCTAGCTCTAGCAGCTCGGTAGCGACGTTTATGCGCTTCGCTCAGCTCCATCAGGCGTTGTACGACATCGGGTCGTTGTTTCGCAGTAGCCAGTAGCGCCTTGACTTCCTGGCGACTGGTTTTCATTTCCACTTTGAGTTTCTGTATCAACGCGCGTTCTTCGCCAATTGGTGCTGCCTTCGTTCTGTTGGCTTGCGCTCGTTTGCGAATGCTAGCAAACAGCTCGTCCAGTTTCGCTTGTTTCATGGCCATCATGTCTTTGGCGACCATGTATTCCGGGCAGCATTCGCGCCAACAAGCCTCCACTTCCTCGCGTCTTTGCAGTTCCAGCTCACATAGCTTGTTTCTGTAGATGTGCGCTAGTCTCAATTGTTCGTTCACTCGTTCTAAATTCTTGGTCGGCTCATAAGCACGATAACACCAATTTTTCATATGCCCCCCTAATGCGCACTAATGATGTCGTTTACACGCGTAAAGCACGACCCACACTACACATGCACATGATCAACAGTTGCCAAGCCTTGCCCACCAAGGCTACGCACAGGATTACCCATGTCACCATCAACCAAAATGGTATTAAGCCAAGTCTAAATAACACATTCATGTTATAATCACGTCAGTCCTAAAGAGGGACGACCCGAAAAATCGTGCCAGTCATCGTATTTGCGCAACACTTCCAGCCAGCACGTTGCCAAGGACACATTGGCAAGATATTGTTCACGCAAATGCCATAACAGTACTTCGAACGGCACGGGTGATTCGTGGTGCCACGAATGATCCCGGCTCAGCCATCCGCTGGCAAAGTAATTGTCATCGATCCAGACTTCGCCTTCCGGGGTGAATTGCACTGCTAACTTCACCCAACGATCATGTAATTGCTTTGTCCGTATCGCTCGTGATTTGTTGCTCGGTCCACCGCGCTTTTTGTCCCGCTCTGCGCGCCAGGCAATGCGCAATAAAGCTCGTTGCGATTCAGAACGATTGACTCGCTCGCCCGCACGCCGTAATGATCTCCAAATTGTCATCCGCAAATATACTTGCCGAGACACATTGCGTTGTTTTGCTACCCGTTGAATGGCCTCGAACCAACTTACCGGCAATGAGATTCTGATAGAGCGTTCTGGTTCAATCGGTCTCTTCATCACAGCACAAGAATGACAACGCAGGTTCGTAATCCAGACACATTGGCTCTAGATATTCATCATACGTCCAAGCACCAATCGATTGTCCGTTCAATATGCCTTGTTTCCACAATTCACAACCGATCGAGACCGCACGGCGCTGTGGCGCCCGCCGACCATGATTGTTCGGAGCGTGCCGGCCATGCATGCATGTCATGCACTTGTTACGCTGGAAACGTTCTTTTTCGCCTTCCGTCCGTGACACCCACAGATCACCTGGTTGTGGTTCGCTACGTTTTTTCATCATGTTCCTCCATGAGTTCTCGGTACAGCAATATCCATCTGGCAGCAGCTTGGTCATCATTCCAAATCCGCACCTCCGGCCATCGCTCTTGAGCTAATCGCAAATACTCCAGTTTGCCTAGTTTACCATTCCCGCAGCAGACCGCTTTCCACATATTCGGCCGCAGCCGCAGATAAGACACACCGCCCATGTGTGCCCAAAACATTGCCAAAGTCTGCATCCCTTGCAGACGCCACCCAGCAGCCCCGTGGGCGAACGCTTCTTCCAGGGTGAGGCTGCGGACCTCATGGTCCCAACCAAGCCTACAGAGACGCTTCCAGAGCCTTACCAGCGGGATAATGGAGCGGCTGCCGCCCACCTGGCCCCGTACCAGGGACCAGCTTCCGCAACGGACGGCGCCGCTCTCATATCTGATGGCCCAACCAGTATTCCCGCCAAGGTCAAGGGCTAAATCGATTGCCATCCTGGCATGACTCCGCTTAGAACGGTGTTTCCTGATTCAGCATCATCTCTTCCTGAGCACGCTCAAACTCCTTCATCTGGGCTTTTTCTGCGGCTTTTTCTGCTATCATCTCGGCCAATTGCCGTTTGAGCTTCTCAACTTCGCTGTCCCTAGCAGCCGCCGAATCCTGCGGCTTGCGGATACGCAAACCGCCCACCGTTTGCCCATGCATCTGAATTGTCGTGTCATAGTAAATTTCCACCTGCTTACCGACCGCGTTCAGTGGCCGTTTTGTCACCTCGGGATACAATGCGCAGAGGATATTTTGGTTGGTTTTGTTGAAAATCATTGGCTTGCAACAATCAAACTCCACGACGGCCTTGATCTGCATTTCGTTGCCAGTCCCCAATTTGACGGTCCTGACATCCTTAATCGTAGCAACGAATGGCTGCGGTACGTCCGAGCCCTTCAGGTAGTTACTCGTGCTCACTTCTCCCCAATCATTTAGCGGCATGGACTTGTCCATTACGAGCCTCCAGGTAAATGAAAATCCTCTGGCGAGCCAGTGAGAGTAACATCCTCTCCATTCAACCAGCGTTGCCAGCGAGACATCTGCGCGATCAAGTGGGGATCGGTAACGATCACCACGGAATGTGCTAAATCACGAACATAACGGTCATTGTGTGTCTGTATCACTGCAGCACGCGATTGTTCTTCTTCCAACGCGCCATGAAACGGCACTTCATGCCAGATTGTCATACATGCGCATCCTTCGGGTGCAATGCAAAAAAAGAACGGCAGGTTCGTTCCTTTCTGGCCTGCCGCGCCATTCCCATGGCCATTGCCGGTTGCTATCCTTACCGGCACCATTCCCTCGGCCCGCGCACTCCATCTGCGCAGTACGTCTTGTGCACCAGGATTCCCAGCTTTTCCAGTGTAGAAAATTGCAGGTTGCTTTGATGATGGACTGAATATAAGCAAGTGGACCATCGCTTGTCAAGAGCGCTTTTGCCACCACAGGAGAAATTTTTTAATCCGTCCAATTCTTGGCTGCTTGTGCAGTCGTGATCGCCGCCGCGTTGGTTCCCGTCAAGCCCAATGACCCCGCGCCATAGCCATCGACTGTGTTGCCACGAATTTTAATCGCGGCCGTGGCCAACGCACCAACATCCATGAAATTTGTGTTGCTCATCTTGGGCGCGTCATTGTTTGCCACACGATGTCCAGTGGTTGTCCCGTCATCGACGAATTCGATGATGTCGCTCGCCGTGCAATCTCGGAAACAATTACCAACGATCCAGATATTATCGCCCACACCGGAAGCTCCACCGGCCACGCGAATGCAAATCTCCTGCACGCTGTCAAATACATTGCCTACGATGCGCACGTTCTCCAGGGAAGCCGCGCCCGTGCCAGCCAACAATATCGCAGCCGTATTGGCTGTGCCATCTTGATCGTGTATCTCATTGTTCGTAATCCGACAATTCGTCAAATTAGGCGTGGCGGAGCCATTGACCAGATTCACGCTCGTGCCAGCCGGCTTAATGAACTGATTGCCGCTAATCACGTGATCCGCGCCCCCTGTTACCTTGACGATCCCATTGGCTGTCACAGTGGCGCCACAATTCGTGAACACATTATTAACCACGAGATTGCGATTACAACGGCCGGCAGTATCACTATAGTCAACCGCCACGGCATGCGCGATACCATCGAAAAAATTGCCTTGTACAACACAATCGCTGGCAGCAATTTGCAAACATCGGATCGATACGTTGGCTGCTGGCCCCGGTCCGTGAAATACATTGCCCTGCACCTTGGCGGCCCGGGACCGAATTAAAATGCCGCCAGTGGTGTTTGTGCTTGATCCACTGTCTTCCGCCAAGAAAAACACATTGTTTGCGAATGTCACGCCCCACCCTTCGGCATGTGTGCTAAACGCGATTGTGCCGTCCTCGTGCTGGTCAAATTCGACGATATTGTTATGGATCAAGATGTTGCGCGGCGTGCCGTATCGCAGATTGGCGTCCCCAGTATCGTCAAAGGCCAGAGATACATCGACGACGTGCCGAGCTCGTTTGAAAATGCAATCGTGGCATGTCGCGCCATTGATGCCCCGAAACACAACACCGTAAGCGGATTTGGTCTCGTCGTCATAGTCATCGGTACCGTGCAACGCGCAATGATCTACTTCCACGTTCGCGCAGTAATTGAACCCCATATAACCCGGTCCACCAGCCGTGCCATTGAGTTCCCAGACCACATCATGTACATGTACGCCATTGAGGCAAGTAAAGTACAGCGACGTATAGTTGTTGACCGACCGATCCGCGCTGCGCAGCGTCAGATTACACACTTCCACGTTGCTCACGTTGGCGCTGCCGGGTTGTGCTAGTATTGGCAGCCTGCGAATTTTCTGGTTCGTCGTCAGGGCATCGACGATAAAATCGCCCAAGCGATATGCGTCGGCAATCAATGTGTGCGTCCCCGAGCCTACGTCCGTGATTTGAATTGGCGTACCCCCAGGCGTGGTCGCCAATTTCCATTGCTTGCCGGAATCGTATTCGACGGCGTAATAGCGCGTACCTGCCACTAGTGGCGCTGGTAGCGTGCCAGTGGTGGATAGCTTCACTGGCCACGAATTCTTGATATCGCCAAAGGTGCCAGTCGTTTTGCCACTACTTACCGTTTCGGTAAATTCATCCGTGTAAGCTGTGTGCGTGCCCGTGCCGGTGTCGGTGATATCCACCTCGGCGCCACCGGACGACAACGAGACTTTGAACGAGTTACCTGACTTTTGCACCACGTAATATCGCGTCGCTGCACTCAGCGGCGCGGGCAGCGTGCCCGTGGAAGTGAAGCGCACGCGATCATTATTCGCCAGTGTGTTGCCAACCCAAGTCAGATTGTTGTCCACGTTGGCCGTCACCGTGCCAGGAGCCGTGGCCACGACCGTGGCCGTGTCTCGCCGCAACACACTGTGCACCTCAGCAGGATAATTCGCGGTGGAATGCGGTTTGTGATTTGGAATTGGGTCATCCGAATATACGATAAACCAATCGCCGTCCGCCAATTCCAGGGTTTCGCTCAACACGAACGTTTGCTTGGCCGTGGTTGCGGTAAAACCAGTGGCCGCAGCCGATCCCGTAATGCTGGATGTTGTGGGTGGATTAAAATCGTTGGTGCCTACTGGCTGCCATTGAATTCGACCAGCGGCATTCGTCCAGGTAATGCCAGCATTGCTGTTTAGTCCCTTGAGACTGATTGGCGCATGCAACGTCACCTGGGAATTGATTTGCACATTGCCGTCGATCCACAATGTGCCATATCCCACCGTATCCAAAGCCGTGGCGGCGGCAATTAGCGCGGATGTATCTGTAGCAGCATTTCCGGATGCCGTGACGATTACATCCGATGGCCGGACTAGCGCGCGGTTGTCCACGTACGTTTTGATCGTGCTGTTGCGCACAGCGTTGTTCGATGTGCCGCTCATGGCGGAGTCAATGGTTAAATAACTCAAGCCATCGACATACGTCTTGATCGTGCTGTTGCGCACCGGATTGTTCGACGTGGCAGACATGCTCGTATCCACAATTGACCCAGCCGGCCGAGAAATAATGTGCTGTGCCCCGCCCGCGTGCGTCGCGGACCAGGTTATCCAGCACCAATCGTTGACAGCTAAGGTGATTTGGTTATTGCCGACCGTGCTAATATCAATCGACTCGCCAGTCTCCGACACGTTAACCAGCATGCAAGACATGTTGGCCGGCACAACCAGATTGTCTTTTTCGTCAATGGAATCCACCAAAATCACATCGGGCTCGGCGCCCGTAAGATTCACGTCATCAACGCTACCGATCACACCCGTTGGCTTCAAATAATACTTACCGAGCTGCACGATGGTTTGCAGCGCGACTTTGTTTGTTTTGGCGGGCGAAACGACATTGTCGTCCACCAAAGCCCAGACTTGTCCCGTGTCGGCTGGCGAGTCAACACTGGTTGCCGGCAAGGTGGGTTGTTGCAAAATCGTTTGCTGTGTTTGTCCCATGCTGGCCACGAGCAGCACAATAAACACACTAGTGATGTATCGCATATTCGTCCTCGTTACGTTTGCTTGCATAAACCTATCGTTTGCAGCATGCTAATTACATCATCCACGGTGCGCCCCGCTCCAGTCGCCAACACTGGTTGTGCCACCGGCGTAGCGTTCCAAAATCCCAATTTTTGGGTGCTGCCCGTGCCAATCTTAGTGCCAGATGCGGTGTTAGCCGCGATATTCATCCCATCTTGCAGCGTCATGCCGCTGCTAGTAAAAGATGCTATTTTGCTGCCCAGTAAGGTTGTGTTGTTCGCTGCTGCATACACATCCACCGTGGTGGCGGCATTATAAGCTCCTGAACCACCACCAATTTGGACTACACCACCAGTACTAGTCGAGACATTGACCATGGCCGCCATCTGCTCTTCCGAATTAGTATAGTGTGGCAATACTAATCGCTGAATTTTGTTGGTGGCATCGTTCCTATTATCCACAAGTTCTAAGTAGTCTTTGTGGCGCTTTTGCCACATCCAAGGCGCGGCGTTGTTGATGACCCACTGGCGCATGTCTATTACGCCACCCGTGGTAAGAATTTCCTCCACGGTACCATATATCGCACTACTGCCTGCCTGGAATGTTATGTACGTGGCTGGATCGAAATCCAGCAGCATGTGCACATATGAGACGGCGCCACTATTGTTGCCTTTCAGCAGTATGCCCTGACCACTACCGTTCAATCGTGGTCGTTGCACTTCCGCGACGCAGCCATCGAACACCAAATTATAATTATTGCTTGATGGCACCCCACAATGATGATTGATGATAGTAATCAAATGACTGCGTATACCAGCACCCGTGGACACTGTCTCGAACTCACCCTTGCCAGTACCGCCGCCCGCCAAATTGCCCTCTTGCCAGCACGACAAAAAGGTGATGTCATTGATGGCTTCATCCGTTCCGCCAGTTTGCAAATAAAACCCTTGGTTTTGATTTGTTTCCGCTGCGCAATTAACAAAGGTAGCACCGACAAGCCGACGAATATGAAATCCAATTGTGCCGGACGCGGCACGACACCCACTAACTAGAATGTCCGTATTGGCATAGTTCGTACCGGCGCTGAATTTAATACCATCTCCGCACCCCTCAAAGTGCAAGGTGTCAAACGTACAAATCTGCGCTGTCCAGCAATCAATGCCTTGCCCTAGACAGTTTTTGAACCAACATGCTTCAATCGTGCCGACGGCCGCTCTTGGTGTGCCGTCATTGCCTGCTCCAAGACGAATGCCCACCACACCCGCTATGGAATTACCATTAAAACCTACTTGCCGAATGATCCAACCATGCACCGTTAATCCACTCGTGCCATCATTGACACGCAGCATGACACCATTAGTAGCTCCAATCCATTTTAGACTCGCCCCAGCCGTGCCGGCGCCGCTGTGCCCTTTTCCAACGCCTTGCAATACCGTAGCTTTGTTGATGATTAGCGTGGACGAAATGGCGAATTGGCCCACGGGGATCACTACAGTTCCCCCATCTCCGGCCGCGTTTATGGCCGCTTGAATAGCTGCTGCTTGATTTGTGCCATCCGTCTTGGCGCCAAATTGCAGAATGTTCGCTCTCGACGTATCTACCGCCAAAAATCGCCCAATACTTCCTGGACCATTGATTACAAAGCCACCATCCACTGTTGCCGATGAACCAGCAGCATAGGTATAGACATTGCCACCGCCATCATTGGCGGTGTTATACCCGGATGTGATCCAAATTTGCCCGTCCCGTGCTGGTGCGGTAGCTAGCGCGGCAACCGTACCGACCGTATTCACATTGGTCAATTGCTGTAGTTCACTCAATGCCAACTTTCGCGTGCCAGGAATATCCGTCTTGTCGACGCCAAACTGCACTACTGACGGATCGGTGATCGCCGCCGCGGTAGTTGCCGTCAATTCTCGAATCCTTGTATTGGCCATTAAGGCGCTCCTGCTCGAATCGCGGCCATGTTGGCCTTCAATTCCTCGATATCAACACCTAGTCGCGTCCGCGTCGCCTTATGGTTATCCAACCACGCATCGCTTTTGAGCGTTCTGGCCAATGCCAGAGCGCCCGCGTCAAAGCTCGCCAGTGCCCAGTTATTACCACTGTCCGTGACATTCGGCGTGTAACCGCTCGAACGATACAGATAGCTTTGCGGCCATTGCCACGCCTTGTTGTTGGAAACGTTAACGGTGATAGGAAAATTCTGTTCCAGATACACAAATGCAGCATTGCTCGTTGGCAACGCTGGATCGTAATCAATGGCTAAGTTATTAGCCACGACTGCTTGATCGACACAGGTTACCCATGCCACGTCGCCTCTTCCACCAGAAGCATCCAAACGATCGGCATCGACGATAATATTGTCGCGCATCACCGATCCATTGGTCGTACCAAGGCTGCCAAATTGACCATCGCCGCCATAACCCAATTGCCAACAGACCGGATTGCGCAAGAACAGATTGTGATAGCATTGCGTGGGCGCCTTCCCTTGACACCCATGCGATGAGGCTCTCGCGATGATGCAATACCGCACGATCGCCATATCGGTGCCTACGCCCGCTGGACGATTGATGTACATGTTGTGATCGCGACTGCTTGGACCTCCCAGGTCCGAAGCGTAAAAGCGATCATGGGCTGGGTCCCACCCGTTATGATCGACAAAACACCCTTCCACGAGCAAGCGATTAACGTTCCATGTGAACAAACCATGCGTCAATGAGCTGCCAGTACCCCAATGGTCCACGAGATGGCATTGTCGGATCTGCACGTCTTCCATAGGCAGACCCGGAACGGCATTTGGCAATCGTTCCCCTTGCAAGGTGATGAAACCCTTCAATTTTTCCAACAAAATGTATTTTTTGTTGGCCAATTGCAGGACGATGCCGCTGCTCACGTCCAGATCCACAAACGCAATGCCTTGGCATGCTTGCTCTTCTAATATCTGCGATACTTGAGCCTGAATCGTGGCACCAGGCAAAGTGCTGATCACCAAAGGATCGTTGGCTGGCCGTTGATGATTGCCAATCAGATTCTTCGTCCAAGTATAAACCGGACCTGGCGTCAAATGAATCGCCTTGATTGACGTGTCGGACTTGGCAGCAGCAATCGCCGCGTACAGCGTGGTATTGTCCGTGACTACGACCGGATTGGCATGGCTGAGGATGGTGCTGTAATCCGACAGCGAATAACCGGTTGAGCCCACTTTGGTGCCGGTATAGTCTTCCGCGTCGATCAGCCAATCGGGATCATTTAACGGCGTTATATCTCCTCCCGGCGCGGCAGCCGTTGTAATGTCGAATGTTCCCACTACGCCGCCTATGGTCAATGCCACGCTCACCAGCGTATTGTGGTTAGCCGACGATGTGCCACGTACCTTGATTCTCTGACCGCTGTTGATCGTCGTGGGGCCACTGGCGTAAGCCCCGCCATCGATGGAATAGCTGCCACCCGTGATGGTTACAGCCGCTGGCATGTTCGTGCCGCTAATTACCACTTCCTCGGAGGCATACACCGTAGACAGCGACGCATCCACCACACCGGTAAACGCAAAGGCATCGGGCGTGGCATCCGGCGGTGGCGGCGACACCTTCGTCGTCGCGCGATAAGTATCCGACACGCCTCCAATGGTAATTGTGGCATCGTGCACTTGTTCGTACACATCCGAGGTTGTAAAACGTACTTTTACTTGTTGGTTCACGGTCACGTTACCCGGCGCATTCGTCCAGGCACCGTTGTCAATCTGATATTCCGCGTCCGGTATCGTGCTACTCAAGGCAATTGGCGTGGGCGAGTTAATACCAGACACCGTAATGGCATTGCTCGTATACTGCGTGTTTATGTCGGCATTTGTCACGTCCGTAAAAGCAAAAGCATCCGGTGTAGTGTCCACTGGTGCAGCCGCCGTCGTGACCGTCCATACTTGGCTCACTCCACCGACAGTTAGAATCACCGTTACCGTGGTATTATCGTTGTTAGATGACATCACTTGTACCTGTACCTGATCATTCTTGGCCACGAACCCATCATTCGCGGTCCAGTTACCGTCATTGATCTTGTAGTTACCTCCGGCAACTGAAATCGTGGCATCCACGTTAATGCCAGTGATCGTTACCACATTTGACGAATACATTGTGTTTTTTTGTACGTTCGTCAAATTGGTGAACACGAACAAGTCCGGCACATCATCTACGGTGGCGGTACTCTCAAAAGTAATGGCATCGCCATTCTCCGTGATCATGAAATCACCGGTTTCTTGTATCCATTGCAAGACCGATCCCGTAGCTGCTTCCGCGCCTTCAAGCAATGGTTCGTAATAGCGCTTGATCTGATCCGTGCGCGACATGCTAACTTTTCGCGGTGATTTTGTATTTGATGCCCGGTGCACTTACCGCGCTAGCCACGATTTTGAATTGACAGGCCGAAAACAAACTGGGATGAATTTCGCAGGATTCACCACCATCCAAAGTCACGGTGATTACCGCACCGCCATAGGTCTTGGCAAGCTGAAATGTGGGTGGCTCGGACACATCATCCACATGGTGATCGTTATCCGACACATAAAACGTCAAGGTTACCGTACCCTCGCTGGCGGGCACGTGAATAAAACCGCCGCTGGCGTCTTGGAACGGAAATGGTTCCGCGTCAAGCTCCGTGGTAGCCACCACTACGGCGCCAAATAATACGCTGCGTTCCGTGAGCATTTGTCGCACTCCTAGGGCTGTGGTCCAATTGGCACACCATCCTGAGTTGTGATGGTTTGCCCATCTTGTGTGGTCAGGCTCGTGGTTGGCGACTCAGCTTCACCATCATCATCCGGCAAACTGCTTTCCACAGTCACCAACCCACTTACGGCACGGGGCACGCCGTATAGATCGTAGTCACGACGGTCTCGCGGGTCCCAGTTATAACCCATCGTTGCTGGAGTGCTGGCCTTGCGATCAAAGTCAATACTCGCTGCCAATTGTTCCAGGAACTGATCGTGACGACGCCCTCGATCGTCGTCCAACATTTGTTCGACCAGGTCCATGCAAGACGCGCGAAACAATTCCGCGTGTTCTTGGCCACCCAGCGGCACCATCGCATCATCGGGCACAAAAGCAATCCGCGCATGATAGCGCCCGCGCACCGTGTAATCCGCATCTGGTCTTGGCCAAATTTTGAGTTCGTAAATTTGCTCCGTAACTCGCGTACTCTCTTTGATGCAAATGGCAAACAATTGCGGATAATATTGCGGACTATTGCTCCATGTCCGTTGTCTCCGTTCCAAGATGCGCCCTTCGTTGACGCGCTGCAATTCGACAACGGCTCTATCTTGAGCGATGAAATACAAGCGTCCATCTAGATAGGCAAAATCCTTCGGCAGATCATAATCTTCCACGCCAGCGCGCAATTGCACGGTTAGCATGGGGCGCAGAAAAGACCATTGATATGCCGCTATTTCACCTGGCAAACGCGGCGGGCGATGAACCTGATTGACAGCGTTGCGGAGGAGATCCCAAACATCCACCGTCTGTTCCGCCGTCCAATTGACGGGATCACGATCAAATCCAGCCTCACGCCCAATCTCGCGGCGCAAAACCCCAAAAGTGATACCCGACATCACGTCTCCTTTGGCGCTTCTGGCGGCAACACCTCTTCTGGCGTTTGCACTTCGGTGTATTCTCTGGCCATGTCTTGGCGCACAACATCGACTTCCTTCGCCACGTCTACTTTTTGCAATTGTGTCTTGACACCATGCTGGGATATCCACACTGGCTGGCCAGTCTTGTCCACTTCGACAATGGTGTCTTCATCTGTGTAATCACCATCGTATAACGCTTGCTTGCCGAGTTGTTTGCTGATCACCTCCAAGGGCAGGCGGGGTAGCGAATCCACAATAAATTGTCTCAGTGTAACTTGCATGGGTTCCCTTTGTAACAAAAACAGCCACCGCCGGACACGCGCCGGGGCATGTGGTCACGTTACAACCGGCGGCGGCAGCGTCAATGCTTTTGGCAAAGCATCAACGATTTACAACAGTCCGAAAACCATGGCATTGGCTTCGGCACCTGAAGTATTGACGGTCTCGGCCGGCAAGGCCACCACTTTGGTGGAGAACGTGACGGTATCATCCAGATACCATTTATCGTTGACGCACTCCAACATTGTGCTTCCAATTGTCATGTTGGCGAATGTCAATGCCGAAACCACATTGCCACGTTTCAGCGTGCAGATTTGCACGATAGCAGGCGTTGTGCCCGATTGGCCACGCGTGTCTACGACCACACCGGCAAACAGCGCCAGATTGGCCGTCGCTGGCTTTTGCACGGTCTTCCAGCGTTCTTGCTCCGCCCATTCGCCTGCTGCATGCGTCAATGCTTCCGCTGGGTCATAACACACGCAATAACCATTTTGCAATGCGCCGCCGACACCATCATACCAGACGTCGATCAGCTCATTAGCCTGCTTCAAATCGCGTTGCACAAAAGTCATTTTTATGTCCTCCCGGGTTAGGCGCTTTGCGTAAGTACGAAGTTTCCACGTCGGTCCACGCACTTATATTGGCACCATGTGTCCCAGTGAATATGGCGCACGCTGTGTTGCTGTGCCGCCACAATAGGAGCACTGCGCACCATGTAAGCACCGCTTTTAACGACCATCTTAAAAGCGCCCAGGTTAATCCCGTACACGGGATTTTTGCCATAGTGGTTAGTGCTTATTAGTGCCGTGTCATCATGATGTGCGTCCAACCATGGCACCCATGTAATGGGCGTGCCATGGAACAACGTCTTGCCATCATTGACGGCCACGTCGCGGCCCAAGTTTTCGTTGCGATCATCCAGCAGCTCTTCCAGCCGCTGCTTGACCGTATAAGTCGTGGCGATCACGTACTGAGGCGTTTGCGGCGTGGTCGACGGATAGGACACCGGCGGCTTAAACCTGCATTTGGCAACCGCTTCCCGCATGTGCCGCACCAGATCTCGCGTGCTGATCGTCGCGTATTGCGCCGTCCAGTTCTTCCAACGCGGATACGTAGTAGGATTAAGCCCCGCCACTGTGGAATGGCCACCGCCAAGCGGCGTACCACCGTTGAACCCCTTCGTGGCATTGCGCACAATCCAATAAGGTACGCCGCGTGGCTTAATCACTTCGGCGTCATCCGTCGTATTGGCTGGCATCCCCCAGAAGTTATTCTCCATCAGCTCGGCAAAATCCGTCATTGCGGAATGCCGCCGCGTAAGGATCAGGTTTACAATGCGGTTACGATCTGGACTATTAAAGCCCTCTTCGTACACATCGTATGCCATGTTTGTCGTCTGCATCGTCCAGGGGATGATTGCATGCCGCATGGTGTCAATCACGCGCACGTCGTCCACGGCATACATGCCCGTGTTTTTTGCGGCGCCCGCGTTGCGGACTTTAACTTGCCACTGCAATTGATCGCCACCGTCAACTTCCACCTTTTGCCCTAACAGCAAGTTGTCCATGGCAAAATAGGATTGCAAGTCCACGGTTAAATCAGTCCAGCGATCTTTTTCAAACTCATGGAGCGTCAGCTCCACGAGATCGTCGATTTGGTCAGGCCGGAGCCCATTGGTATATGCACTAGGCATGAGTTATTCCCTTGGCTAGAAGCCTCGCGTCGCATACAAGAATTCATCAATCTTGTCATTGCCCGAAATTGGCATGCCGGTATCCGGGTCCTTCTCAGCGGCCGCAGCGAACCTCCCATCAGGGTGGCGCGACCGCGGCCTGGCAATGGTCTTGCGACTGGCGGCCTTTAGCTTATCTGAAAGTTGTTGTTGTTGAATGTTGGGGTCCTTACGGACGAAATTGGAAAGAAACTGCTTGAGCAGTTCATCGTCGCGGGAAAACGGATCGCGCCCTTTGTATTGCGCAAAGAACTGGAAATCCTCCAGAAGTTTTTCGCGCTGGCGCGCTTCCTGCGAACCCATGGGCAAGTGCCAATAGTCGCCAGTCCCAACAACGGCTCTCAGATCATCGGTGGCCGACAAAGCCCTGTCAAACCAACCGGCATATTCTCGCGCGGCAGCTTCCGCGTGCTGCTGCTGTTGTAGTTGAAGCATATATTCCTGCCGCTGTAAAGCCTGCTGGAGCACAGCAAGCTGCTGATTATGCTGGTCGTACGCCGCTTGAAGCTGTTTTGTCAGTTCTGGGGGCAGGCCATATGCTTCCGCGTCCAGCTCGAATTTCACGGCTTGTGACCGTGGCTCCGGCTGTGGTTGAGACGCGGACCAGCCTGGTGCCGGTTGTGGTTGCGGCAAAGGTGCTGGCCAGGCTGCTTCCGGTCGCGGCAGTGGCTGTGGTACTGGCCAAGCTGGTTCCGCTCCCTGGCCCTGGAATTGTGGAGTTGCCGGCCAATTCGACCGCCGCGCCTCTTGCTCCAATTGTTGTCGGAAGGCTTCAAAGCCACGACGGTCGGCCGCCACCAGCATCTCCTGGATTCTCTCGGCGCCGAAAGTCCTCAGCTCATCCTCGGTAAATCCCATCTCGAGCGCTTGCCGGGTTATTTCCTCCGGCATCGCTGGCGACTCCACCGGTCGTTCCGGTGCTGGTCCAGGAGACGGAGAAGCTGCATCCAACGAAAACTCAGCAGGCTTGGGATCATCAGATTGGTCAGTAGTCACGATTCATATCCATTTCTAAAGTGCACTTGGTTGATTTTCCGGTAGCGCCGATAATGCCCCGGACCCGTCATGACCGGACGACCATCCGGCGTGTACTCCGTTGGCACACCACAGGCTCGATCCCGAGCACGCGCTTCCTCAATTTGACTGGGATGCACGGCCAACGAATCCAATTCCAGGGGCCATTGCGGTCTTGTCGGTCGTGTGACGTGCTCGCTCTCCACCACGGTGTCGGTGGCCCGGTCATAACGAAACACTCGATTGCGTGTCATTCACCCATCCGAAACGTTCATTTGCTTGGCCGCCCCGGCGCTAATGAGTGTCTTCATTTGCTGCTGAACCCTATTCCGGCCCGCCGGCCGATTCACATGTTCGTATGTGCGATTGCCTATTTGTGGCTGACGTGATTCTTCACCGGCCGTGCCCGGCAATGGCGGTGCCTGGAATTGGAAGATATGGTTCAGCTCTGGCAAGCTGCGATATTTTGCCAAGGTTTCGAGCAATCTTTGCAGATCTAAATACACCCCCTGCTGCTGTAGCACTGGCAGCATCGGAAACACTAAATTGGTCATCAGGCCCGTAATTTCATCTGCTCTTTCGCGTGGCGAACGGTATTGCATCGAAAAAGGCTCGATCTTGACGTCAAAATCCTCGATCGACCCTGAACGCATACCTGGCTCCAAAGAAACGGCAACTTCCACATCTGTCCCGGTCACTCCCCGCCGAGCCTCGTAGGTCCGTAGTGGATCGTGCCAGATCCGGGCAATCAGATCACGCAAGACCTCCACGGTGGCGTCCGTCACCGCGATTTGCATCTTGGCTATTTTGTTGCTCACCGTATTGGCAATCATGGCGTCCTGCCGATACGTCTCCGACTGAGGCCCCAAACCCCCCAAAGCATCCAGATTGCCAGCGACCATGGAAAACAAATCGCGAATCTGCATGGCAAAGGCCATGTTTTGGGGGTTGGCTCCGCCGAAATTTATTTCCTTGACTACCTCGGGATTGCTAATCCCGACCAAAAACCCATCTTCCGCGTTCTGGATCTTTTCCACGTCATCTTGGTCCCCGGCCCGGTACATGCCCAGGGTTTTTTGCCGTCGGGCCTGCTCGATCAGCTTGCGGAACAACGCATTCATGGCCTTGTTAAGGCTTTTGACGACCTGTCCAGGCGCCAACGGCATGATGTTGCTCGGCACGTCCGAAAAGCTGAGAATGTGATAAGGCGATCGGCAGGGCCCATCCCATTCGACCACCTTGAGCGGAATCTTGGCCGACGCCGAATCCGCCATGGTAACGACAAGCCGCTCTTCGACGAGGCAAATATCCCAGACCCAAGCGGTACGTTTTAGGTGCCGTTCAATACCGTATTCCGAACCTCGATTGAAAAAGATCTCGGAGGACCCTTCGTCGTCCTCTGGTTGGCCATATTCGCGCGGTTTGACTTGAGCCCTGGCCTCTGCCGGATAACGCTGGTCGGCCACAACTTCGTCGTAGTTCACCTTGTAGCGGTCGCCCAGAAAAGACACCCGATCCCAGTACACAGCGTCCAAATCAAACACGAAATCATCGAAATCCACCAAGTCCAGAAAATATTCCTGGGTCGGTTGCGGTGAGCCGGGGATAATCTCGATATATTCGCCGTCCGCCAGGCCCGACTTGAGAATTCCCAGGCAAAACATGGCCTCTTGAACCCAGCGGCGCAGGGTCCTGGAAAACTGCATGTCCTCCAATTCTTGATTAACCACTGCCTCCAAGTCGGCCGCAAAAGGCAGCAATTCCCGCCTGGGCGTAGGCAATATCACGCGGGGATTCGAACCCGCCAACTGCATGGTGTAGATGTCCATCATGACCGCCAGCATGTTGACTGGCATGTCAGTCTGGACCATCCATTCCTGGGGATAGGCGGAACCAACAAAATCCTGGATTAGCTCACGACGCTTACGTCGAGCCGAGGCGAGTTGGCGGCGACAGGCCCGAACGGCCTCAAAGATTCGCGACAGGTCTTGTGGATTGTAAGGATCGAGCATGCGCTACCGCGCTGCCCGCACCATGTGCCCCGGACGGTCAGCCTATTTGCTGAAAATAAAATACCGCAGCGTGGACGTGTTCGCCACGGCCCGAGCCGCGGGAGTACCAAATCCAATGCCATGTAACAGCACTGGCCCCGCCCCGGCACCGCTAGGAATAGCCAATAACGCCGGTCCTGTCAAGCCATTTCCAATTTCAATTTCTTCCGTACCCAAGGTCTCGAAATAGCAATACCCGACTTGAGAGACATCCGCCAAGGGGATCACTTCCCAGCTCGTGGAAACGGTTAACACGCCTTCGGTGTAGTTGCCATTGGCAACATCCTGCACCCAATTCTTATCGATCTGTTTGTCGGTACCATCCTTGGAAAATCGCAGGCCAACATGCGTACTTAATTCATTGCTCATAGCCATTGCTCCGTGGGTTTGCGAGCTTTCAATGTTATTCGCCAAGCTATGCTTCCGATCGGCGGCCGCAATACCTCTTTCCGCTGGCTCACCTCATGAGCACTGCCACATACATACCATGCCAGGGCATCGGCAATCACACGGTCACCGTGATTGTCGCCAGCGGCCGTTGGATCAATGGTGGATTTGGCTCGATCATGTTCCACGGCCCCTTCCGGCGTAAACACATAATGTAGGCATTCTTCCATAGCGGGCAATGAGCGATTGATCATATAATTGCCCTCCAAACCACGGGCATACTTGCCGAGTAAGACACGTTTTGTTTCCCGGTTGCTGAAAAAACCAGGGGTGTTTGTTCTGCTGGCAATCAGGTTACTAGCCTCACGGTAGAAAATCCGGGCGCTATTGAGCTCCAGGAAACGCTTCGCGAATTGCGTGCCTGGACCATTTAACTCCCAGATCGTGAAGGCAATCCCCTTGGGACCTCGAAACCATCTGCGCAAGGCCACAACCATTTCGGCAAATTTGTGTGGCGACAGAAAGTTGGCGGCCCATTCCGCCACTTTTTCTCCCGTGTTGGTATTGATCACAGATGCCACAGAATTGCTCGCCCCTTCCGTAGCCGTGCCCGTCGCGACATCACAGCCAATCACGTAATCCACGTTGTGGGGCGGTTGTCCATTGCCGTCCAAATGCAACCAAAGCTTCAACGATCCAATCGCGGTCGGCCGAAATTCTACATTCGCGATATCCGCATCGAATTCCAAATCTCCGACCAGATACGGATCACAACCAAACATCTTGGCATGATCCTCAATCGTCTTGGCATTGAAAAACGGAAACCCGGAGCCGCCGTAATCAATATCCAACTCCTGGGCGATCAAAGCGGGTATGGGATGTCGTTTGCACTCCCGGTCATACCATGGCGAACGTAACTTGCCATCCAACACGAAGGGATAGTCCGGAGGAAACGGATACTCCGTGTCGATGATTCGCACCACGCCGTCCACACTGTGATACAAACCAGGTTGTTTTTTGGGGTGTTCCGACCAATGGATGCTAATCTTCAGCATGCCATTGTCATTGCGCATCGAATCGGCAAATACACCCGCCATGCCACGCGGGGTACTAGGCATGATGCGCGAATTGGTCACGTGTTGCGTGCTGGACCACGCCTTAAAACTATTGTCCACGCCCCAACTGGCAATCTCATCCATGCCGAATGCCGTCTTACGCCCGCCGCGCGCCACGTCGTCGGTGGCCGAATAACCAGTAATTGTCGACTCCAGCTCCAGATTTTTCATTTGCAGCTTGACGCGATACAACTCCGGCTGCATCCACCGTGGCAAATTTTTGTAATGAAAATCCAGTTTCCACATTAAGGTATCGGGATCATCCTTGCCGTCCACGGTATCTTGGTTGCGGCTCACCAAGCCAAATACTTGGTATTTGAAGAACAGCCAGCGATAAAAGAAGTTGGTCAAAAACATCCAGCTAGCGCCCATGTCGCGCGACTTTTCAATGCCGCAGTCTTCGCGTCCGATGGCCTTGTCCGTTTGCAACAATACCTTGTCTTGGTATGGCCAAGTAATAAACGGCAGAACAATGGCTTCCCGAGGCTCGAACACCCACAAAAAGACATTGGTAAAAAATAAAATATCGCGCTTGCTGGCAATCCATAACTCTAGCTGCAATTCTGGATCTTCATCCGCCAGCTCCAGAAGCGTTTGACGATAGGCCAGATTGCTTAGTGGTTGCTTGGGCACCAGGCTGTAGAAGGGCAGCTTCTTCAAGTCCTCTTCCACCGACGGCGCGTTCTCGTTCAAGATTTTCTTGCGCACGGTAGTAAGCGTCTGCTTGAGCGAATCTTTCCAATCTCTTCCGGCCATCGTCGCGCAACCTTTGTTCGCGTTTATTGGTTTTGATAAACATGGGTACATATATATCAAAGAATTTGTTTCGATTCTCGAGCGCCCAGTCCAGCATCTCCGCCGCGCCATTGCTTGGCGCTTCCTGGCTAACGCGTTTGCGCGCTGCTTCCGTCTTACATTTATTGAGATGGGAATAAACCCACACAACATCCTCTTCACTGGGAGGCAGTGATTCATCCATGCTCATGGTTGTGCTGCTTCTTGTGCTACTTGTTTTTGTATGCGTTGCGCTTGCCGCCGCGCCGCCGCAATCCGTTCGCGCGGCACAGGTGCCTGCCGCTGGTCAATTTCCTTCAGATCCGCCAACACTTTTTTGGCCAGCTCATATTGCGCACGCGTGAGTTGTTGTTGCACATCGCGCTCTTTGCTCGCTCGTTTGGCAGCATCATAGGCCGCCAGTGCTCGCGTGGCGTCAAACAGCATCAAACGGCGTTGTCGCTGCCGTGCTGTTTCTGGTCGCTCCACGTCATATTGCGCCACTTCGGCACGATCGCGCTCTTCCCATACTTGTTCCACACTGCGCGGGCGATAACCCAGCGCCCCGCCTTTTTTGAACAAGCTTCCCGCCACTGGAATATCGCTCAAAGCAAAATCCTTGACGGTCCGTTTCTGGCCCACCATGTTGGTCCACAAACGCAGGATGTCCACACTCGTGGCTCCGAATAATCCTTCAATCGCATGATCCAGTCGCGCAGGCGACACGCCCAGAATGCGGCCCATGGTAATGGCCGCCCCCGTTGTGTATTCCGTGTATTGTTGTTCTGGTGGCCCCTTCCCGCTAGCAATTTTGCGTCCCGTCCAACTGTCTTTGTTCCGGCCCTGTTCCCATACTTCCAGCGCCAGCGGTGGTGCCAGACTTGGCAACGAGGAATTCGCATAAGTTACAATGGCCCTCACGAACGGCTCTGGATCAAGTTCGTTATCGATCATGCTGCGGTACGTGGAGTCCACCAAGCCTTCAAGGATCGACAGCATCACGCCCATTTCGTGATCCCGCGCCAGCATCAACACTTCGCGCTCACCGGTCACCGGGTTCGTGAAGAAAAAATGATCGTACAAGTATTTTCGATTGTCCGCTTCCTTGTAATCCTCATCATCCTTGTGCAAATACCACATGCCCAACACATAAGCAGCATAAATGCTCAAATACTTAATGAATCTCTGTGGATCACGATGAAATACCCGCCATGTCGTGCGTTTTGATTGGAACGCCACGTTAAAAAATGGCATGTAAGCATTCCAGCTTTGCGTAATTCGTCCTCCCGCTAGAAAATCAATGGTGATCTCACTGGATGCTAATCGCAAATCCTTCAACATCTCCAAGGTGGTTGGATCACCGAATTGCCAAGCCGCTTCCCCTGTTTGTCGCAGCATGCCATGGCGATTATAGCGTTGCACGCGCATTTTCAGTTCTGCGATTCTCGGCACGCGCTCCATAAACTGCAATCTATCCACAACTTCCGAAAAGCCATCCTTGAGGATTTTGCCCACGTTGTGCCAATCAAGATAATAGGCGCGCGTCTTGCCAAAAATATCATGGGCCGCGGTTCGTAAGGCTTGCACGTCTTGTGTCAATGGCTGTCCAGCAATACCCCCGCACATCATTAACAGTCGATGAAAATCCGATGGCTGCTCCGTGAACAAATGATAGGTCTCACTGCCCAGTGTTTGTGCCCAACACCATAATGCACGCGCTGGGTTATTGTCCGTAGTTTGATACAAGAATGTGCGCACATCCCTGACCGGGTTGCGAATTAAATTGAAGGCAGGTCGAATGCCCACTGTGCTGAATTTCCACACCTTGGCAATCGCGCGCATGATACCCAACATGCCATCCACGAACGCATTGCCATAAGGATGCCATGTGGCATCTGGACTAACCAAAATCCGATGCAAAGCGGGATTCACATAAAACCATTTTGGTTCCTTGCCGATCACCTTACCATTCACGTCCTTGATGGGCACGTTGATAATTACGACTGGCCGGTGTCCCCGATAGTCCCGTGCCGGTGCCCAAAATTCAACCATTTGGTTGACGTGATCATCAATCGCCAGACTCGCTTTGCCAATATGTAGTTCCTCCAATATGTTTGGCAGCGTATCAATGACATTGCCGTCTTGATCCCGCACGACTAAATCTTTGTGAATGCGCTTGAGCAGTTCTTCCTTGACGGTCTTGTATTTCATTTCCATCGCCCGTTCCACGGGTTCGATCCATTTACCAACGCCGCTAATGTCATCCACACTGGCGATGCGAGCCACTTGTTCCGCCAATCGCATACGCCAGGCCGAGTCCACTTGGCGCTGCATTGCCTTGAAGGACGCTTCCAACAAATCCGTCACCTGTCCACGATAGCCACGCTGGCGCTTGACGATTGCACCAGTGGTCACGGAACTACCCCCTTTGCCACCGCGCATATGTGGATCAAATTCTTCATCGGGCTGAAACGCAATGCCAATATAGTTGCCGGGATCGAGTTGTTGTACCAACTCGATATCTCTTCGCGCGGTTTCGCTAACTTGACCGCAATACGTCAGCACAGCATTCCGAAAGCGCCAATAAATTTCAGCGGCCGCCCTAAGATCGTCCTTGCCGTGTGGATGCAGCTCCTTTCGTTGATCAAAAAACGCTTCTGCGTCTTTTACTAGTTGAGCCGCGTCCGCTACATCCATGTGCGTCGCGATAGCCGGCAAGGATTGAGCCAACTTCCTTCGCTCGGCAAACTGTTCCTCGCTTTCATGCAGCATTTGTACAGGTTGTCCGGCCCTTGCCAGGGTACGACAAGCCGCCAAGTATTTCTTGAAATGTTCCGCTTCATCCCAATGCACGTACTGACTGACATCTTGCAAGGGCCGTGCATCCATCGGTTTGCCATCAATGTCAATAGGTCCGAATCGCTTGGCGAAATGTGTCCATGACGCACCCATACCGCGCGTATACTTCGCGGTTTCGTAGAGACGTTCATTCCACGCTCGTGGCGGCAGCCCACGCTTGCGCCGGTATTCGTCCGCCATGGCATCCATCAACTTGAGCGGATAAAATACCTCAATCCAGTCCTCCATTAGTTTCGTGCTACGGAAATACGATGTTATTTTCTGGAGTTTATAACGCGCGCTATGCGGATTGACGCGCGCCGCTTCGTCGCGCGCCCAAGCACCACTGGTACGATACTCTGTGATCATGCGTTGCCCCTTCCGCATTTCCTTCAACAACGCACCTTGTGCCTGTGTTTCGAACCACGGCGTCATCGTGGGAAACAACGTTGGCAGCTGCTCTGGATTGGTTAAATAAACACGCACGAATTCAGCAAAGCCTTCGCGCAGATAACCACCAGCAGGTGGCCGGGAAAGGTCCGTGTAGCGCGCATGTCCAGCGGCCTCTAGTTCATCGGCCGCCCCATTACCAAGTTTTGCTCGCCATTGCGCATCAAAGTCCTCTGCCTTGCCTGCAATTGGTCCAGTGACAAAGTAATGCCAATCCACTGCATGACCTAATTCATGCGCAGCGGCCGGTATATCGCCCACATCGCGCAACCGAGCAGTATCCAACGCAGGATGGTACCAGCCTTTGAATCTTTTCCCTAATCGGCCCATGAGACCAAAGCGAAATTGAGCATTTGATCCGACCGCCGCGGCGATGCGATGTAATTGTCGAAAAATTTGTGGCACAGTACAGATGCGATGCTTAGGCGGCGGACCCGTCAATGTCATTGGCATATCCATGGTAAAGACGGTGCTTGGTGGACGTTTAAGCGGCATTCCCATGGGTCCGGTCTGGCCACTGGCATCTGGTTCAACGCTTGCTTTTTTTTTATCCTCTTCCTCCGCGCCCCATTGCCCATTGGGTTCCTCTTCGGGCCGATTGGCAGCGTCAATTTCCATTTTAGCTTGGAGCTGTTGCCATTCCCCCCGCTCCGCCACAAACAGATCAAGCATTTGTTGTGTCGCTTTGCTCCATTCGTTTTTGGCACCGACCGCTTGGCGCAAACCCGTCATGATATAATCCCAGGCCGCGCGATTCTCTGCCCACAACTGCCGGCGCAAATCCGGGTTTTGCATAAACTCATGTATCAGGCTAGCCATAGTTTCGTGGCGCTTCTCTTCTGGATCTTTCGCCAAATAAGCCGTTCGTTGCGCTCGCGTCCTGGTAGGTCTCACTTTCTCGTATTGTGTAATTAGCTCGGGATCAAACTGTTCCCATCCCCTGTCCCTTTCGCCGGCACGTGCCAGTTCATGTGCCAACAGGACTTGTTCGTTTTGGGCCGTTGTCTGATGTCCTGGCAACATCAGCAATCGCCCTCTTTTCAACGTCACACCCCTCCCCTGCTCAGCAATGTCGGGTGTTATTTGTTCTTCAGATGCTTCAAAAAATTCCACCTGCACTCCCAGCCGCTGTGCCAGACGCTTGGTTTTGTAATGCCGTGGTTGTAGCTGCCTTGACACTACTGGCGGGTGCCCCATTTTCTCGGCCAAGTGGTTGTACAGAGTCTCCATATCTTCCCGCACTTCTTCGGGTGTTAACTCGCTTGATGCGGCTTGGTCGCTGACCGACTGGCTTTCCTCCACTTGTGTCGCTGCGCCTGTCGTGGCCTCGACTTGCGCCTGTTCAGCCCGCGCGCGGGCTAGCTGCACGGTATCACTAATCAATTGGCGATAAGCGCCGGCGCGTGGATGTTGTTCGAATGTTTGGTTACGTATACCAGTAATATCCGCAAATTGCTTACGACTCACTTGCCCGCGCAGCGACGTTTCCTCCGCCTCCAGCAATTGCTCGGCCATTCCGGGCGCCTGATCCAGAATTTCCTCTGGCGTGACATCAATGCGATCCAAAACTCCAGTTTCTGCAAGTTGCTCCTTCGGTGCTTCGCTTGGCGTCTCGATCGGTATCTCAGTTGGCGTTACTGCTGGTTCAGCTGTTGGTTCAGCTGCTGGTTCAGCTGCTGGTTCAGCTGTTTCCAATTCAGCAAAATACTGCTCGGCTTCCTTCGCCGCGCGCGCCTGCATGCGTGCCTCTGCTATCGCCAACCATTCTTTTCGCGTGGTTCCTAATTGGGCCATCGCGCCAACACCAGCCAAGGGCAAGAAAACAAGAAATTCTTCCATCAACTGGCCGATGGTCTCACCCCACGTATTCGCTGACCATTTACCGAAATCACCAGGCGTAACGGTTAATCCACGAGCCAGACTGGCGACCTGTTCCTCAGCAATCTCCATGAGCACGCCTTGCAAACCCGCCCGATTCATCGCCTTGCGAAACTCGAATGGTGTCATGTTGGCAAATCGGCCCTTGGTTTTTAGCCATTTCGTGAGCCCTTTGATCACGGTGGAACGAGGCAGTAATTGTCCAAATGTTTCCGAGCCATACTCAATGGTGGCATCGGCAAATCCCTTCAACAGCGCCTTAGTCTGGTCTTCATTCTCATACAATCGCCTGGCTTCCGCGAATTCCAGCACGCGCTGAGGATTCCAGGCCGCTGTGGCGGCGCCCCGAGCCGCCATCTTGCCGACAAACTCGGCGCCACTCCACTTGGCCGTTCCGCGTAGCAACTGTCCCGCCACGGGCACGGCTCGGAGGCTTCTAGTGGCTTGTCCCACCATGCGACCTGCACCAAGCGCCTTGGAATAAGGCACCATGACTTCGGTGGCAAACTGTGGCATTTCCGCGCTAACATCCAGCGCTCGACGAAGCATGCCCTGCTTCGACAACCGCTGCTGTTCCCGAATCGCGAAGGCCAACGTGATCAAGTCCTCGTCGGATGCTTTGTCTTGCACGTATCGTTCGGCGGCATGACGCACCCGGCGCATATTCATGATTTTCACGATCGGGGAAGCCAATACTCCCGCCGCCGCCGCGGGAGGACTACCCGCCATCAAGGCCGGCAAGGCCAACGGCATTTTTTCGCCGAAATAATTCACCCAATCCGTTTCTGGATCGCCTTGCCGCTCTTGCATGCGTTTGAGATACGCAGCCAATCGCACGTGTCGCGGGTTTTCCGCACGACCTAAATATGTCTCGGGCAGCGCATCGAGTTCTTCGCCATGATTGCCCAGCAAACTCAATGCCTCGACGGCGGCCGTCTCGAATGGCGACATGTCCTTAACGTCATATTTTGGCCACTCAATTGACCCAATCTCCCGGCCATATTTGAGCCGTTCCAATCCCGCCTCGATCCGTTGTTGCCGATACATCTCCGTTAACGGATCAGCTGCCTGTGGTGGCGCCATAACCGTGCGCCCATAACCTTCGCGCATGGGACCATACGTGTCCAGCGGTCCCTTGTCCATGGAGAACATATCAGCTTCATTCGGTTGCGGATACTGAGCAGAAACGGCAGCCGTTGCTAACTGGCTTTTGCGCCCTGCCTCTGGATATTGCCGATCCAAGTCGGCTTTTATACGGTCCCAATCCCAGTCATCTGGGTATTGCATGACACGTCCGTTAGACAATTGCACTGTTTTCATGGTGTCGATAATTGTCCCGTATGTACATCGTATCGTCGCACAGAGCCTTCCACCAATGGCGCCGTTGGCGATACTTCCCGAGGTACTTGTTCCCACATCCGTCGCAGAATTTTCGTGGCAGCATCCGCTATTTCATCCGGCGTTGGTTTTTTTCCTGGATGAAAGTGTTCTATTTTTTCGTCATTTTTCATTTCGGTGTATTTTTCTGGCTGCACTGTCAATACTTCTGTCGCCATCTTGACCGCTTGATTCCACACGGCTGGATTCGAATTGATCCATTCCGCATAGCTCATCTGCGCCGGTGGTGTTTGTATGTCTTTTTTGGGATGTGGCGTGTATATCGTGCTCAAATCACGAGCTTGGGACACCCACACGGGCCCATCCGGTGTATCAATTTTGGCGATTCTTGCCGGAATCGTATCTTGTAGCGCCGGCGGCTTTAATCGTGGCAATGTCGCTTCGGCCATTTTGTTGTAAATAGCCTGTGCCGCTGCCATCGGGCTCAACGTCTGATCTTGTTGCAAGCGAGCGATCTGTTGCATCGTATCTCGCCATTGTTTTTCACCGTCACCCTCGAACTGATATCCTTCGGCCAACAGCCCATTCACATCATCGATTTGTTGTGCGGCTCGATTGGTGAAAAACTTTACAATATCCGCATTTCCCGCCGTTTCACGTTCCAACAATTTATTTTGCCGATCACGTTCCATGCGCTGTTGCAACACATCCAGCCGATTTTGCGCTTCCAGTTCTGCCAATTGACGACGCGCATTTATTTCTTGTTCCATGGCCCAGGCACGTTGGTCCGCTTCCATTTGACCACCCACCAACATGCGTTCCATGGCAGCGTTTTGTGCTATTTGCTGGCTGTACATATTAGCGGCCAGCGCGCGCTCTTGCATGCGTTCGCGCTGCGCTAATTCTTGTTGCCGCTGCAAGAATTCGCCATAACCTGCCACGTACCCAGCTCGTGCCAGTAAACCAATATCTGGATTGTGAGTCACAACAATCGGCATAACCTACCTCGACAACATCTGATTGGCGTACATGCCAAAACCGAATGGCCTCAGTCCGCGCCAATGCGCAAAGCCTTGGTTTTGTCGTCTTACTGGACTACCATACATCCACCCCGCGCCGCGCAACGGTCCCAAACGTGGCGGCGCAGTGATCTGCATGCGCAATGGCGATCCGTAATTGCGCAAGTACGGAGTCCATCCCATAAAGGGAGGACGCATACCACCCATGTATGGCATCGCCCAGGGACTGGGCTGACCCCACCCCGTATTGGGATATCCAGCTGGAGCATTAGTGCGCAGCAATGTATGAAATGCTTGCAACGGATTGAATACACCGGGGTCCATTTGCGGATAAAGAAACATGTGTGTTATCTCCAACCTGGTTTATTCGCTTGAGAGAACTCCCACAACCATTGACGATAATCAACTGGTGGCAAACCTCTTTGTTTTCTCTCCTTCATTTCCTGGGCATAAACATACCTAGGCATACCTGGTCTTTTAGAAACCGATTCTTGCAGTATTTGCAGCCAACCGGGCCAGTCCCGAAGCCAAGCCCATGTTGGCACCACCCAGCCACTGACCGAAGCGATTGAGATACGGGGCCACCGTGCCCATGTTATAATTCGCTCGCCGACCTGAAGGTGCCGGCGACGCAGCCAATCTGGACTTCAGACCGCCCACACCGAACGGTCCGTACTTGGCATATCTGGCCATTTGCGCTCGCACATTGGCCCGTGGCGTGTAGGGAAACATACCGGGCGGTCGGTAGGTCGCCCAGTACATGGCGTTCTGGTAGGCATTGTTCCAGATGTTCTGCCAGTAATCGCCACCGTACCCCAGCGGAGACATAAACATTCCACCACCACCTCCATAGCCACTTGGGTAACCGCCTCCATAACCACCGTAACCACCGCTTCCGTAGCCGCCTCGGCCCATGGCCTGAGCCAACTGTACCAACTGGCCATAGTCCGGTCCGATGTCGCTGCGGCGCTCGATAGCCCCTAACTTTCCCTGAGTGATCGCCATATCGTACTCGGCTCGCAGCCGAGCGAGCTGCTCATTAAGTCGGCCCACCTCTTGGGCACGGCCCCGCATGACCCCCTGCTGCATGGTCACCGGCAGCGAACTGTTGCCGAACCCCCTGTTAACCAAGGTGTTGTAAACATTTGCGCCTGCATTGGCATATTCGCGGTTGATGTCCGCGAGCTGTGCCTGACCAAGTCCGGCCACATTGGCCTGGGTTCGTTTCGCCAAGTCATTGTAGCCTGAGAGGATTTGTTGGTAACGCCGTTCGTTGGCTGCATTGGCCTTGTCGATGGCTTGCTGGAAAGAGCCAATCAAGCCACCTCCGTAACGACTGACTGACGGAATCACCTGCCAACCACCCTGCAATGGCCGGAACAAGGTCCGCTGCTTGAATTTACGGTACAGTGTATTTGGCATCACGTGGACCTCGCAGAAAACGGTAGAGATAACGGTCTATTTCATTCAATACATTTTTGCGTCGCTGACAGCTCCCACATCTTGGTCGGATGCGCAGCCACCTCAGCAACGTCTCGATCTTATCGCCACAGCCTTTGCGCTTGCAAAGAGCATAAGGATTTTGACCGGTCATTGTCCAATTCGTTTCCCGGCCACAGCGGATGCAGCGATGTTTGTACAAATCGCCTTTTCGATGTAGCTGGATGTAATCACATCGCATCTTCGGTCCACTTGACAATGATCGCTGCCATGACATTGATGGCCAGCACTAGACACACAGTGATTGTGACTGTTCTGGACCACCAGAAACACAACACGATTACAATAGATACCCAAAAACTTAAACACCATCGACAATTCCATAATTCCGCCCAGCTTCCGGCTGGTACTGTTTCTGCATGTGCCCCAATACGATTCCTGATATGCCACAGAATCGCCTTGGGTCCATGTTCATACATCATTAGCCGTGTCACTCGGGCCACGGCCAAGGCCAACACGATCATTTCAAACGTGCTAATCGCAGTGTCTCCTGGGTGGCCTTGGCCACACGTACATCCGCTTGCATGTCCGCCAGCAGCATTGGTAACACGACACCTTGTTGTACCATTCCATAATCCTTGCCAGACGCTCCGATTAGGCGCGTTGCTTCCTGCATTCGCACCACAACAGCCATGACTGTATCATGACTTATTGGTGTTATTGTGCGCGGCACGGCCACCGTTGACAACGTTCTATCACGCTGCCGTCGTGGCGCTGTTTCGCCACAGCAAGTCATCACGCAGGCTCCACAACGAAGGGCCACTCGAAATCAAAAAACACCTGATTCTCTTCATGCTCGCAGCATCCTTGACTTGTTTCTGTGGGAAATGGCGAAGCTCCACAATTTGCCTGACCCACCGTGCAATTGCCACCACTGGAAACAATCCAATTACATGGACAACCGCCAAACATATGCAAGCCCGCACCTTGATTGGCACATTCCTTGCATGTATTGGTACCCCCTCCCGGCCCACTATTCAAGCCAATTATGGGAATATCTGGTGCCTCGCTACGGCATCCCATGTCCTTTTGCATTGGAATCCGCATGAAATTATCACAACATGCATTGTTGGGGATGGGCACACCCTCGCCATCGGTCAATACCGCATTGACGCTGCTAATCACTGCCCGGAACCCCTTGTCGTCGCATAAGGGATTCACCGACACGAACGACGTGGCCGCGCTCAGCAAGTAAATCACCAACCCGGAAATCCCCTGTCCGCCCGGTACGCAAGTAATCCACATGCCATATTTGTATGAACGCGCCCGGTATTGTCGCACCCACGTGCTGCTAGCCGTGTCCCAAAACTCCAAGTGCCGGCAATCCACGATTGCCGTGTCATAATCATTGGGCGTCGGAATACCATGGGTACAAGCTTCCAGCACGCCATTGTTTTCGCACCATGCGCTTAGGATTTGTCCACCTTCCGGTGCACATTCAATTTCCAACCAGGCCCCATCGGGATAATGTGCCGTATCATTGGGGAATGTCAAATACACGAGGCGCGGTTCGACGCCCTCGACATCAAATACCGCGTACCATCCCGCACCTGGGGGTGGATTGTTGATAAACGGGTTAGAGTCCAAGCACAGAGCCTCTCCCGAGATACCATCCAAATATCCGCACGGCCCAGCCGGGTTGGCGACGCGCAACGTGAAGCGAATTGGACTCCCATAATCAGGACAGCGACATACATCACATTGTCCACATTGGAACATGTACATGGGTCGCCGTTCATTTTTGCAAGTAAAGGCATTGCAAATTTTCACGCCCAGCTCGCAATACCCATCTGTTAACGCCAATTGTCCATTCGTGCACCGGACCCAGACTGGAGTGCGTTCCTTGACGGGATCACAATAAGAATCACCTCGTGGATATACCGATATTTTCAAGGCATCAAACACGCAACAATCGGGATCGGCTTCCCCGTCACAAACAATAATCAGCGCTACTTCCTCGTCCTGGGCGCAATCGCCCACATCAGCCATAGCATCCCAGCGTTCCGCGATGGGGTTCCAAAATGCCAACACAAATTTATCGTGTCGGCATTTGGGATTGGCGTCTTCGTTCTTGCATTTTTCCGCCTCGGTTTGCTCTTCAACCGCCTTGCATCGCGCGCGATGCATCGGGAAATAAATCAAGGTAGGTGTGTTGTCCAGCGTAGTTTCTTGCCGCGTGCAAGGATCGATATCGACCCATTTGGCCCATGTGCTTGGCGCGTCGTCCGGTTGTGGTCCTCCGCAATCGTGCGAACGACATTTCAGCTCGTTGGTTTCAGGAATGGTAAACGCCAACGTACTCGCGTCATTCAAAATCTTGAACCATCGCAAGGCCGGTGCATAATCCACAACCACGTACAAATATCGCTCGTCGGTATCCGGCCCATTGGGATCTGGGTCCCATGTCAGCCCCATGGACACCGCCACGTATCTTTCGTGCATATTCAAACGGTTATTCGTGTGACAACTTCTGGCATCCAGAATCCACACAGGCGCCCCGTCGGTAAACTTTTCCGTACAGAACTCTCCTGCCAGTGAAATGTTTTGCACCTTTCCAGTATGCACGCAGAACTGATCTGGTTTAACGTTGTCATTGCAACCTTTGCTCGCATCGCCGCCGAGCACCTTCACGATTGCGGCCTGTCCTGGCGCTTGTAATCCATCCCAGGGCGCAATCATGACATACGCCCCTCGCTTATCATCCCATATCGCCAAAGCGTTTTCGTCCTGGAGCCGCTGCGGCGCCATGTTCGTAACGTCATGAATGATCACCGTGGTGCCTGGATCGCGCCCATTCGTGGCATCTCCCCAATACACTTGCACGGTAGCTTCCGCTTGCTTGTTGGTTGTGGCGCCCATATTTTCATTAAGCGTGACCTCAATAAAACGCGCCAAGCCTTCCAAGGCCAACACCTCGAGCGCATCCGCCGCCACATTGGTATTGATGCGACCAACACCAAAAAATCCCCCACGGAAGTTAGTTCTCCAAGCTTGCGATGGCGTCCAATCATAAGCGGTATAGGCGGCTCCAGTTGGTTCCCATTCACCCGTCGTGCCGTTATAGATCATTTCAGTCACGGCTGTGAATGCTTCCCCAACGGCATCTTCATTAACCTGGAAGAAAATCAGCGCATCACCGCCCGTTTCCGTTGGTTGTTGTTCCTCCGGCAAGTTATCCACAATCGCTTCCAGCGCGTCACGAATCGCGGCGGTATTACGGTTCTGAGCCGTGCGATTGCACGGATCAAGCACTATATCCCGCCACCGAGACAAATTCGGATCACGTGTCATGGCTTCCCCTGTAAGTGGCGCCACGACCGCCGGAGCAGGTGGGGACGCAAATGGTCCCAAACTCAAAGCGGCGTTTCCGCGCTGATAAAATGCCGTTGTCTGGAACATGCCCGTGCCTGTTGGCACTGGTGGATTATCCACCGTTGCCATAATGGCCGCTTGAACTCCTGGAGCAACGGCCACCACATTGGCGACAGATAGCATACTGAACGTCGCCGTAGCTGCTGCTGTTTCACCTGGTGCTTGAGCGGCAACAGCCGCCGTAAACACGGGTGGGCTGAACGTCGCGGTCGCCGAAACTGTCACGCCTGGTGCTTGAGCGCCCACGACAGCTGTGAACACAGGCGGACTGAACGTTGCCGCTGCTGCTGCTGTCACACCCGGTGCTTGAGCGGCAACAGTTGCCGTGAATACCGGTGGGCTGAATGTTGCCGCTGCCGCTGCTGTTTCACCCGGCGCTTGAGCAGCTACGACTGCTGTGAATACCGGTGGGCTGAATGTTGCCGTCGCCGCTGCTGTCACGCCCGGTGCTTGAGCGCCCACGACTGCTGTGAACACAGGCGGGCTGAATGTTGCCGTCGCTGCTGCTGTTTCACCTGGTGCTTGCGCGGCAACAGTTGCCGTGAAAGCAGCTGGAGTGAATGTCGCCGTTGCTGAGGCTGTCACGCCAGGTGCTTGAGCGGCAACAGTTGCCGTGAATACCGGTGGGCTGAACGTTGCCGTTGCCGCTGCTGTTTCACCCGGTGCTTGAGCGCCCACGACTGCTGTGAACACAGGCGGACTGAACGTTGCCGCTGCTGCTGCTGTTTCACCCGGTGCTTGAGCGCCAACAGTTGCCGTGAATACCGGTGGGCTGAATGTTGCCGTCGCCGCTGCTGTCGCGCCCGGTGCTTGAGCGCCCACGACTGCCGAGAACACAGGCGGGCTGAATGTTGCCGTCGCCGCTGCTGTCGCGCCCGGTGCTTGAGCGCCCACGACTGCTGTGAACACGGGCGGGCTGTACGTCGCCGCTGCTGCTGCTGTTACGCCCGGAGTTTGTGCGGCAACCGTCGCCGTAAACACCGGTGGCGTACTGGTCGCAGCAATTGCGGCTTGGGCCCCCGGACCATTTGCCGCCACTGTTGCGTTATAAGCATTACCACGCCCAGCAAAAGACCCGTACGGCTGGCCTGGAAGGGCATGATGTGGACGGGTAATGCTCATCACTATTCGATTGTGAAGGTGTCGCCACTAACCGGCGCATGGCTCAGCGCCGTGACCGTTAGCACGCCGCCACTCGTCGAAGCCGTGATATCAGTGGCCTGCCCTCGCAAATTCGCCGTCGTGGTATTACGGTCAAACAGCAGAATGCGCCCCTTGAATTGATCCGTAGCGGATGCTGCTGGATCTAATGAACTCGTGGGAATCGATGTCGTGGTGGCGCCGCTGGTGACGGTGCCCAGCACGATTGCGTTCTTGGCGCGATGAAAGCGTGCGTCTCGATTATCCCGATCCGCCACGACATCTACTTCCAACACGCACGGTGCCATGTTGGCGGCACCTTGCAAATAGATGGTGACCATGCCTGCGGTCGCAACAATCGTATCCGAAAGGTCCAACCGATACACGCCTTTCATGTTGGTGGCGTCGATTTGCACGAAGCCACCATCTGTGTGTGCGCCGCCCACGGTTTGCGTGGCCAACGTCAGTTGCGTGGCCGTGCCTGTGGCGCCCTTGCGGTAATAACATGTCAACCCGGATGCGTTGTACACCAAGCCAGACAGGCCCGCGCCAATCGTGGAACTACTATCCAGGATAAACACGTCAATTGTCTGATCTATGGCACCAGCAATAATTTCGCGTTTTGCCATCTTACTTATGCTCTCATGCCACCGGCCATGCCGGGATGCGTTAGCAACCCACCCGGGTCCTGCCGTCCCGCTCCAAATCCATACGGCCAGATCAAAGCCCGACGAGCGATGCGCAAATCGCCACTTGCCGTGTCCACATATTCCGTGGCGTCATCACTGTCGGTCGTGTAATTATCCCAGTCCGTGGGCATATTGGTGACGTTGCCAAAATTACCACTGGTGTTGTCACGCAACCGATTGCGACCAAACATACCGCGCGGCTGCGTGTCCGCGTCAATGCCGTACCCGCCCGCGCCCGTGATCATATTTCCTTCCAGGATGTACGAATTCGTGGGTGCGCCGCCCGTCGTCAGTTGAATGCCATTGCCACCCGCATTGCGAATCGTGCAATTGCGAATGACAAAGCCCATGGCGTTGCCGCTGCCACTATGAATGCCCACACCGCCGCATCCCGCGACCGTGGACTGCGTAATTGCGCCGCCAGACGCCGACGTGGCAGAAAACCCATAACGATTGCCGCTACTACCCGTAACGCCGGTCACGCGACAATTGTGCAGCGACCAATACTGATTCGTACCGCCGAAGCAGTGCGAATAACTGGTCCCGGTAACCGACCCGATACAATTCACCAACCGTCCCCCATTGATCAGTGCGGCGCTGGTGTTGCTTGTTGAATTTGCAAAAGAGCACCAATCCCACACCCCATTGCTGCCCACCAGGACTTGTGCTGCCGCTGACGAGGTGAACTTGAGAAGACGGCCGTGTACGTTATAGCCCGTCGTGAAGGAGAGGGTGCTGATGTTGGTAGTGGTCTGCAGCACTGGCAAAGTCGTATCATCCCAGGCCGGCATGGCCGAGACCCAATCGGGGTCCGGCACGGTGAGCGGGTTGCCCGAAGCATCACAACCATGGAACAAGAGCGGATTCGAATAGGTCGGCGCGTTCGTGAAATCCGCTGTTGTCAACGTATCTCCAATCGTGATCGTGCCATTCACCAAACACAATAGCGAATCACTGCCATTAAACGCGAAGCTCCTGATCACGGAAGACCACGCACCACCAGTATAGAGCGCGGCCCGATTGGCCCAGCTCGTGCCATCAGCAGTGCCAGCTCCGGAAGCATCAAAATAGCGAGTGATTACGGACATACTGGTTTAACGTCTCTGGATTGACAATGGCTGATCCGTCAGAAATCGCAAGACGATATTGGCCATGCCTTGCGCGTAAACGACAACTGCCAGCATGTCCTTAGTCATCCAGGGCTGTTCCGCAGTGAACGCCAAGGTTGCAATTGCCAATGTGAGGAGATTCACCCATATTGTCTTTGATTGCCATGGAGCTTTCATGATGTTGTTAACCTTTCTAATTCTCGCTTGAGCATTTCTATGTTTAGCGTACGTTCGGGACTTGGCGGCTTGCGCGTTTCCGCCTCCAATGCCGCTAAGACATGTGCTCGTGTAAATGACGACGTGGCTTTGATGTGCACATCGCACTCCGGTATTGTTAAGTCCATCATGCCCCCGTCAATGGAGTCGTGAAGGTGAAACTAGAAATCGCGATCGTACCGCCCGCCACGATGGATGTGTTGTCAAAATTCATTGTGCCGGTGCCTTGCCCGCAATCGCCTTGAAATATACAAACGTTGTTGCTGTCAAACACGCGAAAATGACCGGCTGTGCCCGTCGCGTCGGCATTGGTATCGCTGGTGATGGCGTTAGCCGTGGCTTGGCCGCTGGAACTATTCCCAAACGCCGGATCACTAAACGTGAGCGTGCCCAGCAGCGTACCGCTATTGGCCGCCTCACAATTGGCCGGCCGCGCACCCGTGCGCACCTGGATATACCCGGCACTGGCGCCATCATCAATATGATCAACAACCAAATTGGTGATGTCGTCTCGGTAGGAACTTTTGATGTCAATCGGCATGTCTCAACTCCTCTACGTGTTAGTATTTGTTGTTGGTCTTCAATTCGTTCAGAATTTGCTCCAACAACATAGTTTGTTTATGGCGTTCTGCCAGCAATTGCTCCAACAATTCCGTGTTTTTGCGGAGTAGTTCCGCATTCTGCGCTGGTATGTGAGCATATTTTGACAAGTCGTGTTGCGTGGTCACGAGCTGATGGATCGCGTCCGCATTGTTCCGTACGTATTCATTCAGGAAAAACCACGCTACCCAGCCCGATAGCGCAATGACGCCCACAGCCAACAAAGCCCAAGGTCCTTCCTTGGCATACGTGCGCAGAATAAATGTACGCTCATTGTTGCTAGACATATGCGGCTGCTTGTTGTTGTTCTCGTCCGATCTTCTAGCCATCATGGTCCTGTTTCCGGATGAATGTAGCGCAAGCTGTCCACGATCACCGGCAAGCCTTGCACAATGCCGGTGGTGAAACTAAGATCACCACTGGCAATACCCGCAGTGCCTTGCATGCGACACGTGCCTGCGTGGTCATACAAGCGCCAACATCCCGGCGTACCCGTGTTCTCAGCGGCAGCAGCAGCGCCCACTGGGTAAGACAATGCTTGTCCTGCTGGTTCCCCGAACGTGCCCGCTGCTCTAAAAGCGGGATTGGCCAACACATGTACCGATAACACCGTAGCTGGATCGGCCGCCGCGCAATTGGCTGGCTTGGCGCCGGCAAAAGTTTTGAGCGTGCCGGCGCCGCCAACATTCAGCACCGCCAAGCCAGCGTCTATCATGGCATTGCGCATGCCCGCCTCGATGTCGATCGGCATCAATCCACTCTCCGTTCGCCAGCCGACCGCACCACAGCCGTGATACGCTCCAGGAACCAGCGTTTTGCTGAAGCACCACTTACCTTGAGCAGTCCAGCCACACCGCGCGCTCGTGGGCGATGCGTGTAGTTTAAACCCGTTCGCGACCATGTGCCAGTTTCTCGTGGACTTACTGAGAGCGTACGCTGGGCGCTATCCGCTACGTATAAATCCCAATTCACTGGCCCGCTATGTTCGCCGAGCGTTCCCACCAGCTTGGTCACAATGCCTTCCATGTACCCTTCACGATCAATGTGAAATGGCCCCAAAAAGCAATAGCTCTCGAAAGATTTGTCTTGGTCGTCTTGTTCGAAATCTCTGCTGAAATAACGAACATAACCATCTCGTCCGCCGATCAGCACGCGCGGCATATCGTCCCAAGCCACCTGCTCATGGATGGCGAACGGCTCATGGTCCTTGTCCAACTGCACACGCCAAAAACTCTTGGCTTCCCAATCAAACCACCAATGACTACCTTGACTGTCGTCATAAGGTGTTGCGAATATATGAATGCCCCGATGCAACGTGTCGTATTCCATGCTCAGCACGGCACGTTCCTGGGTCTGAGCCACCAAGTCCGCTGGCAAACGCTCGCGCGACAAACTGCTGGGAAAACCATGGCAACCCGCCGCCATGGCATATAACCCATCAGCCGAAAGAAAGACCAACATGTCATCGGGCGTTTTGCACCAAGCATGGGGCCCCACGATGCCGATCTTGCGGCTGATCTGATCTTGCGTGCCGCCAAAGCCGGGATCGCCACGAATCATCCATAGCGAGTTGTAGCAGCCTACGATCAAGCATTCATCGCCATGTGGCACCAGCGCGGTAATGGGCTCGGCCAACATGCCGCCGATACTTGCCTGAGCGAAGATTGCAGCACCGGAATCCTCTTGCGTGTAATCCCAATCAAATGGGTCTCCCTGGCGCGACATGAACCAGACATGTGGCTGCGCGTCGCTGCCGGCATATACAATCCGATCCCGGTACAGTGCAACCAGACGGCAACCTGCCGGAGTTGAGCCCTTGGACGCGACATGCGGTTCAATGGAATCATCGTGGGGATCGTAAATTTTAGGCCGTACCACGATGCGAAAACTCACGTTGGATACAGCTTGGGTCCAGTCCGGTGAAAGCGTCAAAGCCGGGGCGAAATCAATTGTCGTCGCGCCTACTGCCGAAATCGTGTAACTGCCCACGAGGAAGTCCCCTTTGGCGCCAGACTGCACGGCGGAGACACTGACCGTGGGTGCTGGCGCCGAAGGGTTCGAATTGGTCAAAGAGTTTTCAGTACTTAATAACTCCAAGTTTTCGCCAGCCAAGGTACCCTTGAATTCAATGATGTATGGTGAGCTTAAACCAGTCACCGCTACCTGGCCCACACCAATCGTCGCCACTTGCTCTAAGTACGATTGAATCCCATTGCCTTGCGTATTCCAAGGAATGGGGCTGGTTAGTCCTCCCTGAAAGCCAAGACGATAAGTGCCGCCATCGGCATTGAGAATTTGCAATTGCTGTTTTTCGTTTTGCACGTAGTTGGAGTCCACCAGCTCCAACGTGTACTGATTGTCTATTCCAGCTCCTGTGAAGTTTTGCCCCGGCGCGCTAAGCTGATTCAAGGCGGGATAGGCAATGCTCGCGCCTTGACCAGATATGGCCGCTCCATAATCTGCAATGTACAGCTTCTGTTCCCGATCCACGGCGGTTAGCTCGGCCTCCGGATTGAACACGTCGCTGCCCACCAACACCAATGTGTTGGAACTATCCTCGCGATACAAATTCCCCTCACTGACAGCTACCAATAAATCTCTGCGCAGGGATTTGTAATCTTTTGGCTGGTCGGAGAACCAACCAAAATCCGTGGTCATCTTGGTAGCCTCGATGCTCTGATCCGCGCTCACCACGGCGACTGCCATGTCATGGCCCAGATAAGGACCTGACACCAATTGACTCAACACCTGCTTGCGCCGCCAGTACACATCCACGCCACCACTGCCGGCATCGAACTTGGCCGTGAAAGCACCACCCATGCCTATGTCATCCGTTTGCAAGGCCGAATGCAACGTGCTGGTTACCACTCCACCCTGGTGCCGAATGATGCTGGCCTTATAATCCGTGGCGGTGAATGTCAAGGTCAGCTCCACACTCTCCTCAAGAGGATCGTCCAATTCGTCTGGTAACAATAGGTAAATACTGGCGGTACCCACCATTGCCTTGCCAGCCGGCGGCCGCAGAAAAAACGTGGCTTCATAATCTTGGCTGGTATCTCTGTTTGCCAACGACGCGCCCGGCCATGCCAAAGCCCAATCGGCACCGCTCAAATAAGAATTCGCCCCCTGAGAGGAACCAAAGGGAGTTACGAGCGTGGGCGGGTCTTTGTAACTCACGCGAGTCAAACCACCCTCCAAGTTGTTCCCGAAAATGGACACGTACTTCGTAGGCCATTGGGCCTTGAGCACCGCCACCTTCGTTAACAATCGAATTTCCCCGGCCAGTTTGGTGCGCAACGCCAAGCCCAGGCCCGGACGGCTGCCACCACGATTGCGATACTCTGACGGGTCTTCCGCGCGCACATTTAGCGCATCGGGCGTCGTGTATGGAGGCTGATTCTGATAGTTGGCCGAACGATCAATGCCCGCTACCGGCCAGATCAAGTCCAGCCATGATTTGCGCGGCATGATTACACCGTACTCAGCTCAACTCCATCGTTAAACATAATCCGCCAATGCAGACCATGCGTCTTGTTCTGTACGGCAATCAAGCCAATACAGTCACCTTCCTGCGCAAACAGCAGCCTGTTATTCCCTGTTTGGTTCAGTACCGTACCCGTCGGTGCTGCGATGGTCACGTTGCCGCCGTATGTGTGCATGGCGATTACCATGAATTGATTGTTCTCGGTCGGTCGCGGCAAAATCCGTGTCTCCGCTCCAGCCGATTGAAGCAAATACGTGCCACCAAATTCCTCGATGTCTCCTAGCACGTCGTTGTTCGTCGTGCTAAATCGAGATGGGTCGCTAATCCCTATGTCATAACGTGGGTTACTGCCCATGCAATCTCTCCAGAACAATGGCCAGTGACCATTGCCCCGGCTAACATATCCTGCGCATATTTCACCCGCCGCGTCAAGACGACCGTTGCCCTGTACTCCATGCATGGTATACTATCTCCCACGGGAGTGATGAACCCGTTTTGTACCGTGCCTTCTCCAGTGGGCATCGGGTTGGGCGCTGGAGGGAACTCTTCAACCCTCCAGCGCCTCTTTGCCTGTGCAATGGCTGCGTAATTGCGACCACGGTAATACGGTTATGTCAAAAAACCTAAACCACGAGCCCCATGACGGGCCACTCGATACCAAACAAATCCTCAAAACCGTTAGCCGGCTCCTGGCACGCCTCGATGATGACGAACTGCTAAAAGACTACGCCTTCGCCCAACTCGGAAACGCCATCTCCAATATCGCCATGGTCATGGAACTTAACGACCGGCTCAAAAATAATCTCGATCTGCAATAATTCTTGCACTCACTCCAGCCGTCCTATATACTACCTAAGCTGCTGTACAGCTTCTCTTTGCCTGTGCAATGGCTTCGTAATTGTGACGTAATTGCGACTTAATGCCTGTGCAATGGCTGCGTATTCGCAACCGACACGCCCGGAAGGCAGTCGCCCATCCCGGGTCATAGCCGCCTGTTCGGCAACAGCTATCGTAGCGCGGCCGCTGGCCGAGGGGCCAAGAACCCCCATGAAGCAAGAGCCACGCAAAACCCACAAAGCCCAGAACCAACCGGTAGTACCGGTGGTGGCGCTCGATGGTGGTGCGAGCATAAATAAATCCCATAAACGGTAAGGCCGTCCCATCAACGGCCATCGTCCGGGAGCCAAGGGTGATGCCGAGCGGCTCCAATATAAATGGCTCGGCGGCCGTCCGAATGGCCCCCCCCTTTTAGACCAGCTAGCCGCTGGGGGTAAGGGGGCCGTCCCTGCTCACCTGCTGCGCCTGGCCCCGTCAATGCCTGCATAATGGCTTGGTGATTATGACCTGACCTGACCTGTTCCTGATCTGGTCCAGGCCCTGACCTGTTCCTGATCTGGTCCAGGCGCCAAACGGGACGGCGCCGAAAGGGTTTAGATGAGTAGCTGAACCGCTTGGACCGTGTAGCGGAAACCCAAACGAGCGTGTGTCAGGGGCCCCTCGGCGCCGGTCCGGCGCAGGTCCTGTGCAGGTCAGCGCAGGTCCTGCGCAGGAACTGTGCAGGCGCAGGCGCAGTGCAGGGCAATGCAGGCGCAGGCGCAGGGCAGTCGCAGGGATATTTCGGCGCAGGCGCAGCGCAGGCGCAGGCGCAGGCGCAGGCGCTGGACGGTACAGCACTGGTACAGCGATGTCCTGTACAGAATTTGTACAGCAGCGGGTTTGCTGTACAGAATTTGTACAGCTCACAGCTGAACCAAGCCCGTGTCCGGTGCGGCGAGAGCGTAGTCTGGGACTGGAGCCGGACGGTGAGCAGTCTCCTGGTGTCAGTGTGTGGTGCCAGTGCTGTCATAGCGCTGTGGTGGTGGTCACAGTAGTAGGACTTGACGCGCTGCACCCGATGTGATACACTGTGGACATAGCCGGCCTACATCGGGCAGGCAGCTTATGCACTAGGAGACATGACATGAACAACACACCCAAGCTCATCTCATATGGTCCGGGGCACTACGCTCTCGAACACCATCAGCCTCCACCGGACGAAGGCGACACACCCTATGTGCTCGCGCGTATATTTTTGCCGACCGATCGGGAGGACGATCGGGAGGACGAGCCGAACAAGCCTGAGAAGCATTGGCTGACGGCACGACTGCGGTTCGGCCATCGACTCCAGATCGCAGGTGAACCACTCTCGTGCAGCTGGGGCTCCATAGCAGACGTGCCCTACGACAGCTGGTGCGGCGCAATACATCACATGCGCTCGGCACACGCGCGCTTCGACGGCGCCACCTACGCCGAGATGGAGGCAGCAGGTACTCGATGGGCGCGCACGGAGCTAGACCGGCTATCCGCTGCGCTGGCCGCTCGTGCCGCAGCAGAGGCCTGCGCCCAGGCAGAGACCGCGCCACTCGGCGACTACGAGGTCATCCGCCTGGGGCAGTGCGACGTGGAGGTGAGCGACGACGTCATCGTCGCTGCGCGCATCTGGCTACCGGGCAGCCGCGAGACCGACGACAGGCCGCTGCTGCTCGCGCCACAGTACCGCTATGGGTGGCGCTGCTGCGTGGCAGGCCACCCGCTGGTGTGTGACTGGGGGACTATGCAGGACGCTGACCGTTGCGCTGTGGGGCGCGAGAAGCAATTCCGCGGTCCATCGTATGCATCACTGGAGGCATCTGCTCATGCCTGGGCTGGCGACGACCTGGCCAAGCTGCGCGAGCAGATACGTCGGCGCCAGATGGCGCTGATCGCAGCCGATCTGCCGGCGAGAGCGACTGATCACACTGGAGGGCAGGACAATGCCACGCTATAGAGTACAGCGAGTAGACGGTCACACGACGATCTGGTCGCGCGACATGGAGTCAGCACAGCGACGTGCGCGTGCATGGCTAGGAGAGGGTCATGCACCGGCGCCGTACACGCGCTGGGTTACAGGGCAGATGTGGGCGCTGGGCGCAGACGGCGACCCGATTGGCAGGGCGGAGACGGTGAGGCTGGAGCTACCGGCGACCGAGCCGCGCTGCAGCACAGCAGACGGCGAGCATGACTGGCAGCATCTACCATGTGAGGACGATCGCTATGACGTCGCAGTGTGCCGCACATGTCGTGAGACCAAGACGACAGTGATGGATGGCGCCCAGGAATGTGTGCTGTACGACAGCGCATGGCTGATGGAGACGGAGCTATCGACCCTATCATCAGAGGAGACTGGAGCATGACAACCTACGAAATCATTGACCAGGACACGGGGGAATACATCCGAATACGCAGCAGGAGTGTAGCGGCGGCTCAGAAGAGAGCCGCACAATGGCTACGTGAGGGGTGGTCGCCACATGTCGAGCAGGAGACGCTGTACGTCTCGGCACTGGTGCTGCCGGTCCGCGATCGCGATGCGGGCACGGTGGTGGATGTGGCGCTGCATCCGAGTGCGCCACCCTGCGAGCCGGGTCACGAGCACTCGTGGTATTCGCCGCACGAGATACTGGGCGGACTGCGCGAGAATCCGGGCGTGTGGGGACATGGAGGTGGGGTGATCATCCACGAGATCTGCCGGCACTGCGGTATGCGCATGACCACGGATACGTGGGCACAGCATCCACAGACGGGCGAGCAGGGTCTGACGCGCGTGACGTATGAGCCGGGATGGTTGGCGCGTGAGATGTCCGAGGACGAGAACGAGGCATAGGAGCAACAGCTAGCAAAACCAAGGCCCCTCGTGGCAACACCACGAGGGGCCTTGTTGTTGTCACACTCACACTCTAGCAGGCACCACATCCTCCAGATCCTCCACATCCTCCGCTGGTGGCTCGACACTGGCTTGTTCATGGCGCAGTCGTCGGCACGTCACATACCCATCGAGCCGATCGAACTCAGCGTGCGCCCATGCTGTAGCGCGCGCCTCCAGGATGGCATAGGTCATCGTACTCGGCGCATCGTCCAGCTCGACATCGAACCAGCGTCCGATGCATCGATGCGAGACGCCCCACGATGGTTGGCACGCAGCCATCTCCCCCCATTCCGCAGTGATGGGGGCACCAGCTAGCTCGCAGCGCGTGCCAAACCGATACCTCGGATCGACCAGGTCGTTCGAGGAGGTCGGCAGCATCAGCCAGCAGCAGACGCGCGGCTCATCGCTGAGCTGTGGGTCTGCTTGGGCGCGCTCGAGCTGATAGCACCACTCTTTGTAGTACACGTCTTTAATCTTGCTCATGATATTTCTCCAGTGAGGTAGCCTGAGTACACCGGCCCGATGTAGGCCGGACATGACCGCAGTATCACCGATCGGGGACAGCGTGTCAATAGCCTGTATCGGTGCTGGGTCACGCTCTTGACGCCGTCGACCCCGATGTGGTACGCTACCGGAGACTACCGACAAGGGGAGGACAGGAGATGACAGATACCCCTGACGCGATCATCGACATCCTGCGCGCGGAGGCGCGCCGCCAAGGGCGTAGCATCGCGGGGCTGGCGCGGGCGACTGGGTGTAGTCGCGCACATCTATCTCGCATGCTGGCGGGGCAAGAGTCCCCGACACTGTCGCGCCTGGAACGGATCGCCACGGCCCTGGGATTGCACGTCACAGTATCCCGGTTCGAGCAGAATTGCGAGAACCGCGAGAACCGCGAGAACCGCGAGACACAATCAGCAACCGCCACGCAGTAACGCGCGCAATCCTCTGCGCACTGGCCCGCGACTCCACCACTTTGCCTTGCCGTGCTCGTGCCGAGACATCTTGCGCGCGGTGCAATTATGCGACGTCATCGCGCACGCAGTGTGATCATGCGGTGTTGTTGCACACGCGGTACCACAGCCAATGGCTATGCAATCGTGACCGCTGTCGGAACGACACAACTCAATACCTGCGCCATGGCTTTTCAATTGCGACATGGCCACCAATACACAGCACACACACAAACCGCGAATCACCATTTTCATTTTGTTTCTCCTTTGGTTCTGCGCATACGAAGCCCCACGGCGAATCGACCAACATTAGTGCAAATCATCAAACCATACAGCGAACTGCTTGTTCTTCGTCACTTGGTTTTGCACTTGCGGCACTGCAGGCGCCAAACGGACGGTCTGCGTCATCCGTTGCGGCATCACCTGCGAACTCCTCATAACCGCGCGACGGCTTTGCCAACGCGGCAACAGCCTTCTGGGCGCGACACTCGCGCGCTGCGACGGCGTTCAAGACGAACCGCAAGTTTGCGCCATGACACTTGTTGTGCTGGTCAATAACAACAGTAACCAGAAGACATGTTTCATCATATTTTCTCCTTTTTCTTTGCCGCGCATGACGGGCATGACGGGCATTCCACCCGCATGCTGGCCACTTGTTCGGACAGTTCGCGAACTTTCTCGATCAGTTTGTCTAGCTGCACTTTTGTGACATGCAACATCATGCCCAAGTCAATTTGCGAATCCAACAACGAATTTAGACGTTCTTCGTTCATGGCAATTACAACGTCATTGCACAGGCATCACAGCGCCGCCATGGTAGTAATGGCAACGCAACCATCGGGATAACGTTTGTTGCCTTCCAACCAGCCATAGCCATCATCCGACCAGTCCCTGCCCCAAGAATTGCGAATCAACAGGGCATGGTCGCCACGGCGCACATGTACTCCAGTTACTTGGTGAGCCCACCAGTTATACCCAGGGGAAACCGGAATGCCATGCAAAATCACGCTTCCCATTTGTAACCAGGTGTCAATGCGATAATACTCCAGCACGCGATGTGCCAGCGCCTTACGCCGATTTTCATCCGTGTAATATCGGCGATCTATAGCTGTCTCAGGCCAATCCGCCTGCTCGTTCAACCCATACTTTACGAAATAATTCAGCGCTTCCTCTCCCCACCCACCACGATTCTGAAAATTTTTGATCGGCGCGCCAGCGGAAGCTGGCGACAAACGGTATTCGCGGCCAGTTTCCCGCAAACGGGTAATCATGCAACACATGGTAGGACCAAACACCCAGCAATATGACGTGGACTTTTGGTCCAGGCATTCCAATTCCATGCCATCGCATAAATGTCGCAGCGTGGCTTCGTTGCGCTCGAGTTCCTCAATGCGCTCGTCCCACGACGATTCGGGCAACACTGGGATGCCCATGGCTTCAAAAGGCTTTGGGGCACCGCGTGAACGCGGCAACCACATACCGAAACTTTTGCAGACACGTGTTTCGCCATTGATCACCGGGTTGACGAACTGGCGATAATTCACGTCATTGATGCTAATCATTCGTGCCATCATTTGCCTCCGTACTGGCCCAATAACTCCAACGTACCAGCAATATCTTTGGGCAATGGTCCTATGTATCCCGTCTTGCCGTCACTGATACCAATCCATGGTTCCGGCTCATTTTTTCGTGCCTGCTTAGTGGTCACATAAGCCTGCTTCAGAAAGGGTGGCACGACATGCAGATCGGTATCGGTGTAATCATCATCCCATCTGCGAAACGCAATATCACTATTGCCATGACGAAAACAATGCTCGACGCACCACCGCAGCACTTGCGCACTGTTGAAGATTGCCAACTGGGATGCCGGCATAGACCGCACCGCATTGTCATCGGAAAACTCGCCCACGATCACGACAGTCAGTCCTGGAGCTGGAAAAGGAGCAGCATCTGGTGCTGGTGGAGACGGTCCCGGAGCAGGAGGTGGGGACGGTCCCGGAGCAGGGGGTGGATCAGAACCAACAATGGTCACGATCCACTGGGTTTTAATCCGCTGCCGGGCGTCCCAGTCAATGACATCCGAGACGACCACCGCGCCGGGGCCGCTTACCCAGATTACCGCGCGGGTAGTCCCATCGGTACATCGGAAGGTCTTCATGGAGGCCCCAACCGGGTCTCTGGCCTCCCAATCAACGTCAGCGGCCCCAGCGGCTTCCGTAACGAGCTCGACGAGCCTATCGCGGCTTTCTACCCGCTTCGTCTCCGCGCTCGCCAGCGAAGCCGCTAGGGCCGTTACAATCGATACGGCCCACAGCCATCCCCATTTACCGTGCCTGCCCATTTTAACTGCCCCTTGTCGTGATTGTCAGTCGGTCGGTTCCAATCGCACTTCAGCTCGCGTACTCCGCCGGCGGTGATTGCAGCTCGCCGCAGGCCAGCGACTCCAGCACGTTCTCGGGCGCCTTGGTCAACACATGGTAACACATGTTGCAGTTCTCCGGAGACCAAGCCCCGATCCGGTGATCTCGCAAGGCCGCTGCGATCCGGCGGCGTGTCAACCACGGCCGACTTCGCGCGTACTCCTGCGCCTCCGTGAAACTCACGTCGGGATTCAAACACTCATTCAATGACGCGATAACAATCTGCAAAAACTTCATCCAATCAATCGGTGGCATGGCAATTCTCCTTATGTCGAAATTACGAAGCCATTGCACAGGCTTGCAACTAAAAAGCTCTCGGCGAGCGGCGCTGTTAGCGCCTAGCCGCGGCTCGCATCGGCCATCCTCGCCGAGAGCGGAACAAACCTGATCGGCTTGCCTGCATCCATCCGCTGCTGGTGCAACTTCCTGCCCCGCTCGCAAGCTGGACACGCACCAGCAAAATAACAACCATGGTTGTCGCGATAACCAATCACACCAGTGTCCCGACAGTGATTGCACCGTGGCGGGATCATCGGATGAGGGTCCGGCACATGATCATAACGCTCGCTTGCTTCCTTCGCCCAGCGTGATATTAACTCTGGCGTAGCTTCCTGGTCAAGCTTCCGAAACGCTACCATGCGTTCTTGTACGTACTTGATCATCGAACCAAGCACCGCGTTCTGAACAACGTGTTCCACCAACTCGACATGTTGCGCGCGCTGCTTAGCGGGCTCCTCAGCAACAATCTGATTCAGCATTTTCACGAAGATGCTCGGCAACCCCTCAATCGTGACTGAGCCCATTAGCTCCGACACGAGTGCGAGACGACGGTTAAGTTCCAAACAGCAATCCAATTCGAACAAGGAAAATACATCTTCGTACCATTGGCGCCTCAACGCCCTCGCGTCTTCGTCGTCGTCGTCGACTACTGATGCCCATCCTGGAACACTATCGCGAAACGCATGTAACCAGCTTCTGTATTCTTGCACATTCATTATTCCGTTCCCATTTCAAGCCACGTTTCCAAATGTTGCTTACTGATCTTGCGCCTATTCTCGATCAGCATCCGTTCCACGATCGGATCATTGTTGCAACCGATCGGACGCGGTTTGGCAACTTGTTGAGCGACTTCAGCCGGTAACTCGAAGTCCCAGCCCTGCCAGTTCGACGACATGGCGCGCTGAAACTGCTTGATCACGTAGCCGGCCCCCTGCTCTGCAATCCGCCTGGCAACGACAGACACGAACTGCTCAAGACCAATCGGCTTGTAGCCCTCACGCCGCTCAGCCTTGTAGGCCAGCCAAGTCACAAGCACTTGCCGCACATCGTTTGGTAACTCTTGGTACCTTTTGCACTCTGTCAAGCTTTTTTGCGTCGACTTGTTCGCCGCGTCTGTTTTTATTTGGTTTTTTCTTTTATCTTCCTTTTCTGGCGCTGCGCCAGTACTGCTCTGCGCTGGCGCTGCGCCAGTGCTGTTCTGCGCTGGCGCTGCGCCAGTGCTGTTCTGCGCTGGCGCTGCGCCAGTGCTGTTCTGCGCTGGCGCTGCGCCAGTACTGCTCTGCGCTGGCGCTGCGCCAGTGCTGTTCTGCGCTGGCGCTGCGCCAGTGCTG